CAATACTCCGATATGAAATGGTTTACCTCCAATCGTATTATTAATTACAGCCTTGACTGCTTTCTCCTGTTCTGGTCTTAATTTATACTTACCTATTTTCGTAACTACCTTTTTGACTTTGGGTAAAGGTTTCCGCATATCTACAACTTTAGGTTTAATTCCATACTCAATACACTTTTCATATACTGCTGGAAGAAAACCTATCTTAAACTCACCATGCTTGTTTATATAATGTATCTTACCATCCCAGTTCTGCATACCTCTTTGCCTTGTACGTAAATAGAAAGCATTAGGATGTCTAACTGAAAATTCCTGGTAGAGTTTCTGTGCGAACTTAAGAGGTAAATCAAGTTCGCACATATTTCCGTTTTGTATTATTATCTTACTCATTTGATAATTACCGTTACACCTTTAGTAGCTTTATCCATTCCCATTGCTTCCTTGAGAAGTTTAATGTGATGTTCCTCATCAGCAACCAACTTATTCAATAAGTACATCACGTCATCGTAATCTGCCCGGTCATCGTGTAAGGCTAAGTTATTCATAATCTTCTTGTAATGACCGATAGTTTCTATCTCCGAATTTAAGGCAATCTTCAAAGCACTTTCAGGAGAAAAACCTATTTCCACTTTAGGATAGATATCCATAACCGGATTCTGTTCATAAGGGTCTGCCTTTTGTAGAAAATCTGATAACTTGTCGTAGTGTCTCATTTCTACTAAACCAATACCCAACATAAGTTCTGTAATAGGTTCGAACCTTGAAGACTGTTGAGTATACATTAGGATAGCACTAATCTCTGAGAAAGATTTATCCTTCAGAGCATCCTTGAACATGTTAACAATATCATCTGGCCAAGGTTCGATATCATTGAAATCAGGATAGTCTACCGACTGGTCCGAATACTTGAGGACATCAATAAAAGCATTAGCTGCATCCTCTACTCTGTTACCTAAAAATTTTAAAGCTTTCATAACGTTATGTTTTTAATTATTAATTTTCTCCCAGAGAGAGCCTTCAACTTCTGGTTCTTCTTCCAGGGATTTTTTGTTCTTATACTTATATAAATACTTATTGTATCTTTCGATAGCTTTATCCGTATACATCTGTGCAATATCTGGTAAACCATTACACCATGCAAGAGATTCGAACTGAGCATCAATGAATGTCTTATAATCCCAACCCTCTTCTTTTAAGAATTCTCCTACCTTTGCAAAGTGTACATACTTCTCAGGTTGGTTTTCATAAGATTCATATATACCAGTTGCCTTAGCAATCTTACCTATGAAATAATCATGTATCTCTTTAGTAAGCTTTGAATCTGAATATTGCAACTCTATTTCGGCATCTACTTGATGAGTAATATTGTCCTGCATAGATATTAACCTTTGCATAACATTACGATAATCGGTCATTCTCTTTAACCCGGTCTCTATATATTTGATAAAGCCTTCTCGAGTATCAAATTTAAAATCCTCACAAAAGGTATTACATATCTCGGCAAGCTTTTTACAATTTGCCCATTCCCTTGTATTACTTTCGTTTATTTTACGAACTCCTCTATGCTTAAGCTTTATACGGGTAGCATATAATATATCAGCAACTAAGGCAGCATTCCCTTTGGATGCTAGTAATATGTTAGTTACTTTCTTAGTTGTCCCTTTATTAGAAACAACTACTGCTCTAGTATTTATTGCCGATTTACGAGCAATAACAAAAAAAGCCTCAACTGGGAAGTTATCTACCTCTAAGGTATTTAATATTTCCTCAAATTGAGACTTAGTAATGTGAATACTGGGTTCTCTCATTTTACTCTATTACAAACTAAAACACCATTAATACAACCCTCGTTATTATCTATTGGGCATTTCTTCCCATAAAGGTTTTTAGTGGGAGAACCAAATGATACATAATATGAACCTCTATTGGTACCTACATACCAAGTAACATTTTCGGGTAAGTTTAAAGTATAATCCCTAACTTTACCATCAACCATCTCACATCTGAAAACCATATTCTTCCTTGGTTGGGGTTTTTCAAACCAACTTACAACTGGGAAGAAATATCCCATAATTAAAAGAGCAGCCAAAACTATTGAAGTCTTAACTACATAATCGATTATCTTCATCATATCATTAATATTTTAAGTTATATAATATAATAGGTAATCCTTACTCCAAAGAGTTTCGGATTTGAATTCTATGAATAAAGTTATAGAGTGTTTTACGTGACACCTTTAACCTTTTACTAATGTATATCCTACTATTACCTAAACTCAATAACCTATTTAATCTTCTCAATTTTCTATCAGAAATTTTAAAGTTCTCCCAATTAGGATTTTGAATAGTTTTAAATGATTTCCTTCTCTGTTCGAAAATCATTTGTTGTATATTCATACTATGTGTACCCCATTGAAGATTCCTATAATGGTTATTTAAAGGATTATTATCTAAGTGCATTACTTCATTAAACTTAGAAGGATTAGGATTATATACATATACTAAAGCTACCAACCTACTAATACTCAAATTATAACCTCTACCGTCCTTATAAAGTTTTACCTTAACTCTGGCCTTTTTCGAAAGCCTTAGTTTATGCCATTTACCAAACTTATAAGGAGATCTTTCTATCCGTCTTGAATATAATTTTCCATCTCTAGTAATATGGTAACCTATAAAACCTGGTACATTATCTTCCATCATAATGAGTTTTTAAGTTTAATTAATCCCTGATAGGTAGCATATCTAGTTTCATAAACTTTTTTAAGAACGGCTTTCCTACCTAAATCGTTTACATCCCTATTATCCTCAAAAAGAACTAACTTCACTTTCTTGTATTGTATAAGTTTCAATGCCAATTCTATAGCATACTTTTGAGCATCAAAATCTAATAGAATTATATACCGTTGACAAGGTGCTTTTATTAATTCGTTTAGTTGATATTTAGATACAACTTTACCCATTGTGGCAATTCCTCTATCTCCAATAGTAAGGGCATTGAGTGCACCTTCACAGATGTATACCGACCTATACATCTCCAACGCATCATAATTAAATATGATAAATTCTTTGCCAACTCCTGTGATATCTTTGTTGGGGTTATTATACCGAGGACCTTGCCCGATAACATTTCTCGCGTTATAATATCTAAGTTGTCCTCTGTAATAGAAGGGTATAATAAGGTACCCAAAGTAAGCCCCTTTCGTCGCATAGCCAACTCCATGCTTAGACAACTCAGAGATGACAAAGCCACGGCTTTTGACATATCCTCTAATGCTTTTTGCAACTTGTGACTGGCCAATGTTAAGGATTCTAAATCCTTCGGGTAAATACAAAGGTTTGGCTTCTGCAAGTTCAACCTTTTCTTCGTGAAATTCAAGTTCATCAAATTTTCCACTGTTTAAAAAGTTAATTAATTCATGATATGTTTCGAATCCTTCTATATCCATAACCAATTGAGAAGGATTCGGATGTTCATTACATCTAAAGCAATTGGTTCTATACATTGATAAGTTAACTCCCATTTTTAATTCCCTATGACAATAAGGGCATACTGGGAGTTTCATCCAGCCATGTTTATAATCAAATGCTCCAAGTCTTTTAATAAAATAAGTCTTAAGTCTAGACTTAAACTGATTTGTTATTTTCATGGTTTCTAATTGCTTTACGAATTACTTTTCGTATTCTCTTTAAATCCTCAACATCTAGATTACTAATGGAAGTTGTTTGCCAACCATTGTGAGATATTTCCAAAGCCAATCCATCAGTCCATCTGTCTTTTACTACTTCTACTTTTTTAGTTCTCATTTCTCTTTTTCTTTTTACCACAGATTCTACAGTAAGTTCTCGTACAATATTTAGTATAATACTGAGCCCTCTTCCTACCGCCTTTCTTTGAAAAGATAGCCTTCCTGGGTTTCTGTCTGGTTTCCCACCAATGCTCGGTTACCCAATCATGAATACCGAGTTTGCATTTATATATCTCCAGTTGTCCTTTCTCTTTTCTTGGAATCAGCATCAGGATTACCTTTCTTAAAAGATTCCTCAAGTTTTTTACCGTATAGTTCATCGTAGTTCTTTCTTTGTTCTTTAGTAAACTCTGTACATCTTTGCCTTTCTACATCACACCTAAATAAGGCTCTACCTGAAGGAAGACCATCCCTTTGTACTACAATCTCTGAACGAAGGATATTATCTTTCTCTTCTTGCTCTGTACTGTTAAGACCCATTATAAATTGAGCATTACGTACAATGGCAATAGAACCAGATATATCGTTCTCATCATATTTAGTTGCTTGGTGTTTCTTACCTTCACGAGTAATATGATGAGCAGTCCATACAACATCTAAATGCAAATCCTCAGCAAGGTTCTGTAAGTCAATATATACGTTTGAGATTCTATCGAAATCCTCTTTATCCTTTGCAATAGAAGCAAGCTTCCCTGCATAGTCAACCATTAGTACCTTAATATCAATTCCCTGACTCCTAAGAGTAAGTATCTTCTCCCTTATATAATTGCAGTCAGTAATTAATGCAGGTACTCTTTCAACGATTAATTCAACTCCAAACCTTGCAAGTTTCCTTAAATGCTTAGCCTCGAGTTTATCATAATCTCCAGTATATAATTCCTTCTTAGTTTTATTGATACTTGATTGAATGAAACGGTCCATGATTTGTTCTTGACCATTTTCTGTATCCACGTAATAAACTGACTTCTTCATTCTAAGATAACCTCTTGCAAGGTTTACCATGAAGAATGTTTTCTTTGCTTTGGGTTTATCCAGAATTACATTGATTGATGCACCTGGGAATCCTCCAGCATTCGTTAAATCATTGAGTTGCCTAAATGGACAGGGTACTACTGAAGGTTCTGCCTGTCTTTTAAATTGACGTTCTGTAACATCCCGAATCATGAATAAAGGTTCATCCTCCTGTTTAGGTCTACTTCTTTGTAATACCTTCTCTACCTTTCTCGAGTATTCTTCGTATTGTTCGAAGTTATCTAAGTCGAATGAATCATTTAAGTTCTTCATTTCAACATAGGTAGAGAACTGATAGATTTTCTCTTTAATATATTCTGAATCGGATAGTTGAATTGAATAAAGATTTTTAATAACCTTCTCGATGTTTGGGATATCATCCTTAGTAACCAGGTCAACATAGTTTTTAGATTCTAGCATTTCTCTGAGTACTTGTTTAAGGACATTCTGTGAGGGTATCTTTCTTTGCTTCTTGAAGTATTTAAGTATACCCTCACATATTAAGGAATGTTCGATAAGTACTAAGTAGCTTGGTTTTATTCTGCTTAGTACTAAACCTCCTTCCTTATCTTGAATGATGAACCTGAGAATCTCTAACTGAAAGTCAGGTGCAAAACTAAATTTAATTTTATTCTTTTTCATACATTATTATATTGCAATATTATATACTAATAGATTTTGATAGTCCTCATGTAGTTCTGAACTCATGTCCACAATATCTAGTCTTCTTATCCTCAGCCGCTTGGTGAAATTTTTTGATATTCTTATATTATATAAAATATATTTATTATATTTGCATAACGAAATACTTAAAGAATATGAGGAAATGTAATGGAAACAATGGTTCAGAGCTTCATAGATTAAAACCTATGCAGGATTATGATGAAGCAATGTTTAATCGGTTATACAAAGTTTGTAAGCCAGTTATTCGGAACCTTACCAAACAGATTGATTACAAAAGGTTTAACCTTACGCCAGATATAATATCTTCTTATTTCTGGGATAAAATGTTATTTGTTTTTAATAAGTACTACGGTACTTGTAGTGAAGAACATCTTAAAGCAAGAATCCTTTCTTCTCTTGCTACATTTAAGAATAAGCTTCTTCGATTTGCCTATGGAGAGATTGCAGAATACAATCAGAACCTATTTAAACTTGAAGACTTATTTGATAATGATAAAGAGTTAGAAGATGACGATGAAGAGGTTAAGGCTAAGGAAGAAATGCTTGAATTATTATATAAGTATATGAAAGAGAAATTATCTCCAGATGCTTATATGGTATTTGAAGTATTACTTACTCCACCTCCTTATATTAAAGAACGAATTAAAGATGGAGAAAGAATCACCAATATAATGCTGGTTGAGTTCTTTGATATGCCTAGAACTAAGAAGTCGGTTAAATACATAGGAGAACTCAAACAGGATATCTTATATTGGGAAGAGAAAGCTAAGGAAGAACTTCACTACTAACACAAAAGAAAAGGGGCGTTTCCCAACGTCCCTTTCTCAACATCATAAATTAAAAGTTCTTTGTCAACAATATAAGTAGTTAAGACATATTATTATAGTTTTATAATATATGCCAGTACGTAGTACGGTGGTCTATTCTCATGAGGTTGACCTCCACCTGCAGCTCGGGTATCATGGTCCCAAAGTGCTACATAAGAATTATCCCTATCGGTTTTACTACTACCATAAAGGTTATTACCAATCCACTGACTACCATTAATACCGATACCATCGTAAGCCTCAATAAAGTAAGCATCTGCAAAGTTGTGAACGTGAGAAGGTATCTCCTGAGTAGAAAGAGTTACTTTCTCTTGGCCACCCGTATTACCAATCAAATTATAATCTTCATTACCGGATGACCAACCTACAATGAATTTACCTGATAAGTCTGGTGTCTGTAAGTCTTCTACAATCTGACCATTACATAAAGCCCAGCCTTCTGGTACGGAAACTCCATTCCACATTGCAATTAATCCTCTTGGTATATTGGCTCCTGCCATACCACCAAGCTTTTCATCAATGTAAGCCTTGATATCAAAATTAGGGAATCCTTGCAATAGTCGTAAGAGAGTTTCTATATTTGCTTGTTGCATTCCATGGATAGCAGTATTATATTCTACTGGTTGGGGAAACTTCCCTGCATAGGGAACAATAGAATATTTCTCTACTGTGTTATCCATTGAGTTGGTACCTTGACCATATATACCAATCAATACCATTGAGGATTTGTCTACCAAACCTTGAGATACTGAAGCCATAGCTCTATTCACTAGAGACTCATATGATAATTCATTATCTTCTAGTACGTTTGTTTTTGATAAGTTTCTAGTATCCTTAGGTGTTGGATATAGTGGGTCTACAGATCTCTTGTACAGAGAATAGAACGAATTAGATTCATTCCAGAAAGCTCTGAACTGTACTGGGTTCTGTACAGGCTCTTCCAAAGGTGTATGGTAAGCAAATACAATCACATCCTCATTAGAACCCTTTGAGCCTTCAATATTAGGTATACTAATATTAGCACTATCAGAAATATAGATTGTACCATCCCTTGCTATACAACCAAAGTTTGTATCTGGTCCTTCACCAGAATCTGCAGCCTTAGTCATATATCTTGAAAGGATTCTGTCCTTCATTGCTTGATATGCAGGAGATGTAGGTTCTCCATTAGGTAAGAGAGTGATTGCATTATTTACAATCGTTGCTGAGCCAAATCCACAAAATGGACCCATGCCTACGGGTGCAGCTATTGCTTCAGCTGCATCTTTAGACTTTATTATACCTTCATAATCAAAATACGTTTTCATAATGTATCTTCGTTATTGTTATTACTCTTATATTCTTTCGATTGGTTTTTCATATCTTGGAAAGCTTCTCCCACGTCCTTAAACTTGAAGGTTAATAGTTTCCAAAAGATGGACCAGATACTATACTTCTTCTTTATACCATGTAAAGTACATATGTGACCATAGATACTATCTATTTCGAAACAATAGCATAATACCATTATCGTTATAGATACTGTTATCGGATTTAACCCGTAGGGTTCACCAATGGCTTTACCTATTACGGCACCAAGTAAAATGTAACACAGATAATCAATGATTTTATTAAGAGTTCTTCTCCCGGCTCTAGATTTTCTTATTTCAATCTTCTTTGCCCTACTTGCAGATATACCAAACCAGAAGTCTGCAAGGATTAGTACAAAGGCTAATAAAATCATCCACCTTAAATCAAAGATAATGGCATAACATTCAGAAGTAAATCCAATGATACCAGTTTTAAATAGTGTGTTAAAAGAGCTGCTTTCCATTTTGTTTATTCTATTTTAAGTGACCATTCTGTTCCTTCCGGAACTAATATATTAATACCTTGTTCCGAAATATCATTGGATTCCCAAGTAAGTTCTGTCTTATCAACTACATCCAACAGATTTACAATGAATACTGCTTTAACTGCAGGATTAGCTTTCACATAGAAAGTATGTTTACCTGGCAGATTAGTGAAGAATTGATAAGGGCTTGGATGAACTACATCTGGAGCTGTCTCATATACAATATCTGAAACTTCTCCAGTATCTGGAGTACAGGTTACGATAGTAGATACTTCTTGTATATCCTTACTTAATTCTGCACTTACTGGATTACAGGTTAATGTATACTTAGGTATAACATCTTTAACTGTAAGATTAACTACGGAGCCTTGATAGTAAAATTCATAACTACCTGCTTTATCCATAGTAATAATAATATTTGAATCATAGGTTTCAGAAAAACCATCAAGAATTATACCAGTTATAACAGAACCACCGTCTCCCCAACGTAAATAGAATTGACAGTTCTTAGATTTAGTTAATTGATATCCTGCCTTGATATACTTCCCTGCTTCTTCTGAGTAGGGTTCTAATTCATACCAATTCTCATCATCTTCATTCAATGGTTCTAACCATAAGTATGATTGAGGAGCTGGTACATAATCAAGTACTTCTACTTCTACAGACTTACTAGCATCCCCTACAGATTCAAATTTATAACTACCAGCTTCATTGAATTGGTATTCTGTATTTCTACCATAATAGAAATCAGGACCAACTACATAACGGTCAGTTAATTTTGTAGTTCCCAATTTTACCCAAGTACCCTGAGTATTCTTTTTGTAGATTGTTACTTCGGTATTAAAATAATAACCTAAGTTTGCACTTTCAAAAGTAGAATAATAAATACCAGATGTAACCCAAAGATTAACTGATGCAGAACCTTGGGCATTTAGGTTTAATCGTTTATTAGATACACCTATATCATAGGTAATTGTATAACCTAGTCTATAAGCTACTACAGTACCATAATTACTTGTATTACCAGAATCATCTTTGGTACATCTGAATTGGAATGTACCAGTAGTGGTTGGTGCCCACCTTTGACCATTACGAACTAAGATACCTGGGTCTGAAATACATACTGCGATTAGTTGGCTAGTATCTTCATTAGGGTCTGAAGAACGTATGGTTATTAAAGATTTCTCACCATTGGTAAGATTAATGTTTCTTGGTTCACAGAGTACTGTGTAGTTAGTAGCAATAGCAGTTACGGTTAAGGTTACTTTCTTTGCTGGGAAGTCTGCAATAACCCATTCATAAGTACCAGCAGAAGTTATTTCCCAAATAGAACCAGAATCCTTAGTTTCATAAGTATTAAGTAACTGTACAGATACAGGTTTGATATTGCCCTGATAATTCATGTTAGCAGTTACCTTTACTTTGATTACTGGATTATTACCAGTAATTACCAAGTTATCTGGGTCTGTTCCTCCCTCAACTATGTCAGCATAGATATGATAAGATTTAGTGTAGTATTCTAAACCTATATCTACATAGGTAGTTACTGAATTATCTCCTACGCTCCTGAAATAATATCTTTGGTTACCTTTTCTTGCATAGAAGATAGAACCACTTTCGTATTTCTTTGAGCTCCATTTGTTCTCAGCTGGGTCATATCCAGTTACTTGATACCTTAAATCAGCATCATCATAGTCTGATGTAATTGTTACTCTGATAGGTACTTCTGTTATATGTCCGGTTACAATCTTTGCAGGACTGATAAGTGGCTCAGCTACAATCTTATAATTGTATGCTAAGTCAAATCCATAAGCAATCTTACCAGATACGTTGTAAGGTAAGAATCTATCAAACAGTTTATCAATTGATTGTTTGAAAGCTTTGAACTCTGGAGTGGGGGAAGTAAACCCATGACCGCTTATAGAAATACCTACCTCTATACATTGAGCACAACCATAAATCTTATCATAGTTATACTTGTCGTACTGAGAATAATCGGTATCATATAATGGGTCTACCTTTTCCCATTTATCCATTGCTCCATCTGTTGGGTCTGTAATTGTACAAGTTAACCCATACATATTGAAAAGAATTTCGAAGAACTTTCTTGAGCCTCGAATCTTGAGTAATGAGATTGAATACTTTAAGATAGTTCGAATCTGTTCATTACTTAAGTTGGGAACTCCTTTATGTTCTCCGGTTCTAGCAAATGGCAATGCTCCCAAGAACTCCCAGAGGTAATTTAAATACCTCTGCTGAGTTTTATCGATATCGATTATATCTAGAATATTATCAATATCTTTAGTTATATCTTCTTGGAAATAGTTACCACAAATTTCTAGAAATCTTTCTAATATGCCCTTACCGTCGACTTTATAAGTATCTTGCTCTTTAAATTCGAAAGGTAAGAAATCAATTAGGTTTTTAAGATTTGTCATACGATTTCATTTACTTTAAGTGTTAACTGACTTGAGTCTTCGAATACCGGAATATTATAACCTGGGTCTGTATAATCCTTGTTAGGTTCTGCAATGGTTATGGTATATCTAAATCCGGATTGATAACCATTGTTCTGGATATCCAAGGCAAATACAAATCCATTTATAGTATCTCTAATCTGTGTAGTCTTACCCACTTGGCCATCATAAGAAAAGCCTCCCTTAACTGAACGTACTGTAAATTGAGTACCTGAAGAGAAAGAGATAAAGTAAGACATACTACCATTAGCCTCGTCTAATTGGAATTGACCAAGGATTAATTCCTTGTTACCATATACGGTAGTAGGCCATGGTTTAGTATAGAACTTCTTCAAGTGTAAATAATCTACTGATTCAAGATTATCTATGAGTGCATAGATATCGGAGATTCTTACGCTGCCACCAATGTCTGAGTTCTCCGGAGAATAAGCATTAAATAATGCACTAAGAATCTGTGATTGTATTTCTGAAGTTTTATAAGACTTCTTCCCAGTAACTTCTACATCCAAGATAATATTTACTTTACCTGCAGACTTAACGGTTAACCAAGTAGTAAGTGGTGAGTTCTGATGTAATACATCATATACTTTTTGAATAAGGTTAGAGTCAGCAGTAGCACCATTATCAGGAGATATATAAACGATTAGTTTTCTACCACATTCGTATTCTGCCTTTGCCTTACTAACCCCATCAACCAGTTTAGCTAAGTCTATGAAGTCCTGTTTGGTAATAGCTACTCCCATAGTCTTTACACTCAAAGGTATGTGTTCCTTGAGCATACTAAAATTCTCATAGGATGAACCTCCACCTGCAGCATAAGTATTAGATACAGTAGCATCTGTTACTGATGAAGATATAACTGAAGGTACAGAAGTAATCATACCAGATTTTACATTACCATTGATACCAGTAGTAAGGTAGAACTTAACCTCAGATATCTTGGCATTAGCTGCAGGCTTCTGTCCATATTTACCATCACCAAATAAGATATATGGATTTAAAGCTTCATCCATAGTAACCATGAAATGTTTATCGGTGGGTTTTGAATAAGCAAAGGTATTTACCAATACCCAAGATTCTCCACCAATCTTCATACTCATAGTTCCATGTTCGTAGTACTTACCATTAGGTAATGTACCCAGGGTAATAGTTACCCTTTCATCTGAAGGTATAACCATTCCATTTATCTGGCTTTCTGTATATAATTCATGTTGTACAACTGGAACTTTACAAGTAGTTACATTAGCATACCAAGTTACATCCCTAGAAGATAACCATTTGTTACCATTAGAATCTGTAAATAAAGTTCCAGAAGGTATAGTTAATTTAGCACCAATAGAATCTCCAGATACATCCCTGGATACTACCAAATCTACTGATGCTGCAATAGCACCTCTTGCATGATAATCTACCAAAGCTCCATGCCTAACTACTGAACTGTATTTACGAGCAGTAGGTAAGAAGGATTCCCTTGCCATATTATCAATGTAGTAGTGAAGAACTTCGGCAATTGCCGCAAACAATGAAAGGATAATGATTAATATATTTCCTTCCGAGTAATCAGTTACGAGTACATTGCCATCTTTGTCTTTGATATTCGTAAGTGATTCTATCAGCTTGGCCTTAATCTGTTGGTAAGACCTCTGATAAGGGTTGAGCCATTTATTAGTGATTCCCATATTAATAAGAGTTTAATGAATTTTCATTTTTATCATAGGTCAGGTACAGGTACTGACTAGTAGAAGTTTCATTAACTACATAATGAACTTCTATGTTTATTTTAGCACCTTGTCTAGAAACGGTGATACCCTTAAAGGTAATCCTTTGTTCCCATGCACCAATTGAGCTTTTAATAAACTCTTTAATAATAAAACTTAGGGCTTGTGTATTTGGCTCTTCTATACATTCCCATAGGCGATTCCCAAAGTTTTCCTGTCGAAATCGTTGTCCTATTAAATAATACATTATAGAGCTTATATTATTCCTTACCAAACCCATATCACCATTAACGGGATACCAACCAGTTTCACCGTTTTCGTTTCTTGTAAGTTGAATAGGGAATATCATCCCCTTTCCAACAATGTTAGTAAGATAATTATCCATTAGTGTATACATTTAGTGTCCTCATAATCTCCCTGATTGAAGGTAGAGAACGGTTGACTTGCTTGAGTTACAGTAGGACCTGAAGAACCTGGTCCAGTAGTTACACCAGAGTGTACATGAGAATTGAATAGAGCTCTTAGAGTTTCCAGTTCTTTAATGGTATTATTGAGTTTCTCAGTTAGTTCCTTGATATTAACTACTCCTTGATTCTCTCCTTTATTTAAGATTACTGTATCTCCAGAACCTACATTCACATCACCTTGTGCTTGAACGGAGATGTTTCCTTTAGCAGCAATGCCTACATCTCCATTTATATAAACAGTTAGCTTTCCATTATCATCATCAAGTACCATTACATTTCCTTCTGGAGTTATAATACCCATTTTATTAGGACCATCCAAAGGGTCTGGTATTTGTTGTAAACCCCAACCATGGTATTCCCATAGGGGTTTAGTTGGGTCTCCAAATTCAAATGTAACAAATACTATATCTCCAACTTTAGGAGCAAGGTACTTGAATCCATTGTTGATAGAACCATGTTGACCCTTTGCATAAGCCCATGTAATGATTCCACCCATGACTTCTGGACAGCATACTTTAATACGGTTCATATGTTTCTCCGTATCATTATTATCTACCACTATGCCACGATAGACAGAGTAGTATCTACCTAAACCTTCGATACCCTCTTCTGTTAATAACTTAGCTGTTGAGTACATTATTTCTTATTGGATTTATATCGTTCATAAGCTTTCATTGCCCAATTAAACTCATCGAAGTTATACCTTTCTTTCATAGAAGGAGTAACCTTTGATTGGTCTGCCTTTATGACATTAGTTTTACCATAGAGTGCAGTACCGTTGGAAGTTACTACTGTGCCTTCTGTACGAACGGTACCTGCAGCAAGAGCTTTTGGGTCTTTAGCATTTATCTCGTCATAATAGAACTTATTCTGTAAGAACTCTCCTGCACCTTTCTTATCAATAATTCTACCCTTATCATCCATAAACCTTTCTACAAAGTATACTACTTCATTATAGGTAAAGTCATGTACGATATCGGAAGCTTTAGAAGTATTTTTCTTTTTCTTACCGAAGTCTGTTTTAGCAGAATCCTTAGCATCGTTACTTACAATGTCCTGAGTACTAAGTTGAGTCTTAGATGTAGTCTGTCCATCTCTGGCATTATTCTTAACCAAGTCTAGTGTACAAAGATAACCTTGACCAGCATCCATTGAATGTTGTACTGATTTGATATACCAAAAACCTGACCACCTTTTACCTACATTCTCTAAGGAAATTACTTGAGAAGATTGTAATGAAGGTCTACCAACTACAGTCATCTGACATACTAATTTTCTTTCAGATATCTTAAGACCACCATTGGCATTAGCATTCATTGCCCAGGTTACTTTATCTGCTCCCCCATATCTACTGAATAGGTTATGATACAATTTATAAATGGGCACTAAGAAAGGTACCTTCTTCATTCTTCGTATCTTAACCTTGGCTTTAACCTTTCGAGTCATAGTAGGTGTAGTAACTCCATCTCCAGGATATTCTACCTTGTAAGTATCTGGGTATACTGTAATATATGGATTCTTTTCCATTGCAGATATGCCTCTTTGAGATTGGTCATCTATCATCTTCTTCTCATAGGGATTACTTGAAAAAGTTCTGATATCTACATCTACCATGTGAGTTATGGTTCTACCTTCTGGGTCATATTCTCGAGGGTCTACCCATTCTTCTGCAAGGTATTCCATTTTATACTCCCCAGTAAATAGATACCTTTCGTTTTCTAGTAATTGCCTAAGATTACTTTCTAACTCTTTACCGTTCTTAGAATTCTTCAAGATTTGCTGAATAACCCTTTTCTTATCGTTCGGTAAATTGTTTACAGCAGTATTAATTGCTTCTCGATATTGCTCAGTACTTAGATTATCTAAAGCCTCCTGTTTACCAGCATTGTAAGCTACATAAGGTTTTTGAGAACCATATTCTTTCATTGCAGCATTATACTTCTGAGCTTTGGCTCCATACCTTTGTTCTGCTTCCATCTCAGCAGCAATATTAGTAGTGGGATGACTACGATAATCTTCATAAGGTACACTACCATAATTTACTACCATGGTATTATCTACCTGAGCCACAAAGGGTTTTAGTAAAGTTACTTCCTCCTTTTCTTTCTCTGGCTCGGTAATATCGGTTGAACCCACAATTAAACCTTTATCTTCTGGGTCTAGGGCTTGGGTTAATTGGGCCTTTGCCCTTTTGGTTACTTTCTGAGTACTAAAGGATACTCTAAGTACTTCTCCATTCTCGGATTGATAAATGTAATTGTATTCTGGTTCTTCTTGAAACTTACGATTGTGTATGTATATTACACCATCCCGGGAATCAATATACCAAGGACCATTTGCATACCCTTTCATCTTCTGTTCTAATTGAACTAAGATGTTATTTCCTATTAATCCCAAGTCACTATCTATCAAGGACTTTAAATCACTGGGCATAGCTACTTGAGCTACTCCACTAAACCGGTTAGCGTAAAGTATCTTTCCAGTAGTAGTTCGACTTTGTTCCGTCGGGACCTGTAGTGACTCGTAAACTTTATTACTTATTATTTGTTTAGCCATTACTGAAATATTTCTATGATTACGCCTATATCATCATTACAACCATTATCCAAGAAGTTGGATAAACTGTGTTCTGATAAATCCGAATGAGTATAAGGTGGTTGGAATCTTAAATCTCCAACTGTATCTATACACTTAATCGTCACATGAGTACCAGTAGAATCGAATACACAATCCAAATCTCTAACCTTGATACTTCGTACTGGGCTAGAGATAAATTGACCATCTGGATATATGTATCCCCACTGAAGGTAAATAATTGAGCTTTCCTGGAGATCTTCGATATCTACAGTATCGGGGTCTCCAGTATCAAATGTAATGGTAGCTAAGTTCTCTTTCTCCTCATCATATTTGTAGCTCCAATTACTTATATAAGCGCCAAGAGGTATGCCAGTAATGGGATTCATTATAGGCATACCTCCAGAATTGAACAGAGCCATATAAGGTGTTGCTGTTCCATTATAAAGTATTGGTTGGTTAGGTTTTCTAATTTCAGCCATACATTGGTATTCTTAAAATTTGATAAGGTTCTAATTCTTGAAAAGGGTTCAAGATATTATTAGCTTCGGCAATCAAATACCACTTACCAGAATCACCATAATAACGATAGGCAATATTCTGTATAGTTTCTCCATCCAATACAGTATGTTGTTTATCGTTATCTGTATAAGGAACATTAGGAGGAGTTACCTCTAAAGAATAATCCCCTTCATCATACTTAAGAGCAATAGCTCCATCATAAGGACTTGCTCCTGTCATGTATTGATTTAAGTCTATCATATCTGTATCCCTTTCGTATTCTTTAAGTCTTCTTCAGTTACAATATCCTGATAAGATAAGTTATAAGCACTTACTCTTTTGAAGATTAATTCCTGAGTTGCAGCTGCAGGCAATAACTTTAAATCCTCGATTGTACTTGACTTACCTGCTACTCTGGTCCTTGAGGCATTCCTAAAGTTATTCAGAGTATAAGTTGCAGATGTAAGAATGTATTGATGATTATCAAATATACCAGAACTGCCCCATTCGATTTTTAGAATCGGAGGACTTGCCTGATAAGCGTTTGCCTTAGTCCACATTTCCAATAGTCGGCATTTAGTAATTACCTCTTTTGGATTATCTGGGTCATTACAGAACCAAGATACATTGAATTGAATTATATCTTCACTACCAGTATAATGGTACATGGGAGTATTACGTCCCATTGATTTAATCGTTGCCCAAGTAGTTTCTCCTCGGAAATCAATTGAAGGTGGTCTGTTCTGAAGAATGATATATTGATAGGGGCTAGCTGTAAGATTATAAATCACTACCTGATTCATGTTTCTTACTTCTGGCATTACCAAGAAGAGTTCTTTATTCTTCGTAACATTCTGGCCTTTAGCCGGGTCCATTTCTTCGTATCCAAATGGAACTCCACCTTCTATTTGATGTTTTAATTCCATTCGATATTGAGCCTGAATCCTTTGATTTAACTTAGGATTCTTTGAATTAGCTCTGGGTCCGAATGGGTTATTTGGGTCATATACTTTACCCTTATCTGCAGTATCTTTAGGCAAGGTTGAAGTTGCCCTGTTGAGATAGATTCTGGCCCTCCAAAGTTTATTTAAAGGGCCAGTAAGAACTCCTGCAGAATCTCTGGTAAGGTCATTGTATTTTTCAACAACCCCACCTGCTATCCGATTTAATATTCTTGCCATGATTGTTTAGTTTAATCCCAATGATATACCAGTAAAATCTTGTTGGCCACCAGGAGCAAAGTCTCCAGCTTCATTTCCATCTACTGATATATTAATTCTTGAATCCTTAAATCCATCTCTGATTGCACTCCTAACGGCATCAACAAAAGCTTGTTGATTTCTATCCTGAATGGAAGCTTTAGTTTCTTCAGAGGTTAAAGCCGCAGTATTCTTATCCACAGAATTTGTAAGACCACCGATTACTTCGATTAATGCAGGAATAGCTATAGAAGCTAGTAGTCCCCAAGGCCCACCTAAGAATCCTAAAAGTCTACCACCAAGTAATCTAGCACCAAATCCCATAGCACCTTTCTTAGCAATCTGTTGGCCTGCAGTTTTAGTTACAGTAGAACCTACTGCTGCTCCAACCCCTGCTCCTGCAAGAGTACTCATTGAAGTAAATCTTCCTCTTGCATCTCTTGCTACTACAGTACCTTTTCGGGTTTTACCTATGGTACCTCCCATTGGTAATGCAAAGAATTTACCTGGAGCCATTTGCATAGCAGTCATTCTCATCATCATTGCCGAGATATTTCTCAGGTGACCTTCAAGGATTGAGGCTTGAACGTTAGTTCTTGCCATTCCTTCTGCCATACCATTAGTCTCTGTAGTAGCTAAAGCTTGGAAGGTACTTATCATTCGAATGGTACCTTGAATAAATTTAAAGCCTTGATATAGGGTACCTATTACTGCTCCAGTTGCAACTACCTTTACCAAGAACTTACCTGCCCAAGTTTCTTGCATACTGTTAATAATCCCCAAGATACGAGAACCAAGTTTTAATACTGGGTTAAATACTTCGGCAAGTGTAGAACCTGCAGTTACAATAAAGTTCTCCCAGTTTGATTTAAACTGTTCGATAATACCTGCAGGAGTTTGTAATCTTTCTTGAGTTAAATTTTCTACTGTACCACTTGCACCTGCAACCTTATCCATAAGTTCAGTAAGCTTATTAGCTCCAGTCCAGTAATCTTGAAGTAAAGCTGAGGCAGCTCTTGTACCACGAACTCCAAAGATATTAAACAGAGCAGAGGAGATATCTATTCCTCGTTTACCTCTAAGTTTATCTCCCAATATAGATATAATCTTATCTAATCTCAAAAGATTACCAGAGGCATCTACTAGAGTTTTTGGGTCAATGCCTAAAGATTTTAGCATCTCACCACCTCCCTTTTTCTGCCCGGTTACGGAAAGTGTTAAATAGCGCATCATGTTTGCTAATGCAGTACCAGCTGATGAAGCTTGGATACCTTGATTACCAAGTACTCCAATGGCTGCAGCTGCATCACCCATACTGATTTTGGCATTTCTAAATTCTGCTCCTGAATATTGGAAAGATTGGGCAAGGTCTGTTAGAGAAATATTTGCAGAGGTTACTGCAGTTGCCAATTGGTCTACTACCTGAGTAGCATTCTGTGAAGGTATATTAAAGGTCTGCATGATGTTAGTCATCAAGTCCGCAACTCCACCTTTCCCTCCAAGAGGCATACTGAAGATAGAAGCTAGCTTAGCTGCAGGGCCAGTCATTCTTTCGATTTGCTCTACATTGTTACCAGCCATTGCCAAGTACCTTTCGCCTGATGCAATATCTGCAGCAGTAAGAGGTGTTACCTCGTTGACCTCCTTAGCAACTTGCATTAGCCTTGCCTGTTGAGCAGCATTAGCTCCAGACATTTTAGAAGCTAAGAATACTTGGTCGTATACTCCTGCAGAATATTGGTAGGCCCTTGCCATACCTCCAACCAATTCTTTTCCAAACTCAAAAGCATTAGAAGTTGACATTTGAATACCCCGATTCCAGGTATTCATATCGTTCATCATTGTTCTAAATGAGTTCGATATTCTGCCAGCCTCATTAGAGAATCGGTCTCTTAATACCATTGCAACACCGACCTCGACTAAGCTTCTTCTGTCTATCATTTTCTAGTTTTCTTTTTTAAGTTTTCATAATACTCATCGGCTATATCCTTAAATCTTTTCCTTTCTCGATACGGAAGACGCAAAAAGCTGAGATAGTCAATGGCTACCTCAGCTCTACATATATAAGTGAATGTACCTGGGTGGTCTACGCTTCCGTCAGGTAGAAAAAAGTCGGTGAAAGCATTATAGGATATTTATCAATTCTTCCAGGTATACTTGGATGTTCTACATCGGTGTTACCATCGAAGACTGGGTCGTATTCAAAGATTGTTTTACGAATCTCTGCAATGTCTCTTACTGAGAATAAATGGAAGCTTTCTACCTTTTCCCATTTACCATCAATTTGAAGATGTAGGTTCCTTGCAATTAATGCAGCATTACGAGTTTGTTTTTCTACCGGCAAAGTAACCAACATCCTTTCTCCTGCACCTGTAAGTAAATCGAATTTAACTACCTTGCCTGAAGAAAGAGTTACTTCATAATCGGTAAGTTTACCTTGTTCAGGATAGTAGGGGATAGCATTAGGTTTCTCTGCCAATTCTTTTTCTGAAGGTAGAGTTCCGTAGTTTTCAAAAAGCATTTCGCTTAATGATTGACCATAAACTTGTTTACCGCCTTCTTGGCCCCAATCATATTCGAATTCTACTTCATCGCCTAATGAGAAGATTCTTGATTGGAATAAGATACAGTAACGATCATTCAAGGGAATACGGTCTGCATCCTCTACTGTTAATCTACGAGTAGGAGTAAAGTCTGTATCTACTACAATTGCCTGAATGAACTTAGTAAGGTTCATAAGGTTTCTTACATCCATCGGATTAGATAAGATATCCTCATCTGCACCATTCTGTTCCCTGATTGAGTATTTATAACCTGCTGGGGTTATGAACTCATGTGTTCTACAATTTAATTCCATGTTTAAATAAGTTATTTGGTTATACTTTAGTTCATAGTGTTCGCTATAAAACAACAAGAAAGGGGTGAGCCCTTTCTAGGAATCCCACCCCTCCCACCTAAAAATCTTAGTGAAAATAGACTAAGCGTTTTTAATACTTATCTACAGTACCTACTGAGAATTCGATACTTTCGATAGTGTTTTCTGAAGCCATTCTGTCCAGGTCTAATCCTGTAATCTTACATGGCCATACCTCTTCGAAGAGGTGGGTGTTAAGTACGGAAACTCCATCTTCAGCAAGTTCATTTACGATTACATTTTCCCAGTATTGGCTTGGTACCAAACCTCCACCAGCAATCATATCTTGGCATGAATAAAGCCAATCATGAAGCCATGTATCTGAACCTGCAGTAGTTAAAAGTTTACCTACTACTAAGTTACCTACAGTAACTCTACCGGCAGTTTTAACGTCCCGGTTAACGTCTCCATGAGCAACCTGGTCAATCTCTACATCTGGCAAAGTACAAGTTTGGAACAGATAAGTATTGATTGGGTGCTTAGGGAATGTGATACTCCAAAGGAATTTCTTTCTTGGATTCTTTACTTTTGCTCCCATGTTTTCTTAATTTTATTCGTTAACGTCCTGAATGGATACGGACTTAGATGCTTGGTCAATATAGATACCCATAGTGATTTCTTGCATCGGAACGATATCCTTGAATTTCAGGATTGCTTTGTATTTACCTTGACGAACATCGGCTTCATTGTTAACCGATAAGTCATTGTACGAGTTAGCATCTTGGTCACCCATCCATGTGTATTCAGACATGGCATCTTCATCTACCAAGTTATCCAGCATTGGTTTAACTTCTAGATAAATCTTATTCCAGGTGTTCCAGATATTTGGTTCTTCCAAATACTTTTCTAGAATAGGTCTAAGATTCTTTTTGAGATACAGATTCAATCTTACAATTGCAAGGAATCTTTCTGAATCCTGTTTTACCTGAGAAGAAAAACAATGCCACAGCAAAGTTTGTTTACCTTGGTTAGGAACATCTTTGATACAGATTATGTTTACATAATTCTGTGCCAATTCGTTGAGTTCTTTAGTTCTTGAAGGAGAACCATAGTTCGGGCATACCGGACCATTACCATCGTAGATAATACCACGATTCATACCGGCAAAGGATTTCCAAGGTCCGAATTGAGAAGCAGAAGCATCTCCTAATCCTGCAATAGTACCAAGAACATCTGAGTCTACCAAATTACCATCGGCATTGTAGTATTTAATACCACCACCGAAGTAAGCAACATATTTACTGTTACCTACAGTACCAAGGCAAGTTTGAATCCAAGTGATTATTGATTTCAAATCTCTTGGTTGGTCACCTTGAGTATAGTGAGTAGTATATTTAGGTACTTCAATGTAATAGGTATATTCTTGCAATTCCTTAACCATATCTACTGCAGCCTTGTGTACTTTAAGTACATCAGCGGATGCTTCAAGATGTTGGTCAATGTGTGAACAGAAGATTTGATATACATCTACATAATCCTTAACGAATTCCAGAGAAGCAATCCATTCGTCTGCCGTAGGAGTACTACCGGCACTACCAATTGTACCATTCAATTTTACTCCATCGGCAGTGATAGCAGCACCATTGAGTTTAATATCAATTGGGTTTCTTGTCCCATCTACATCATCAGTTAACCATTTGATGAAGTTGTTCCAAGATTTGATGTTCTCTGTCTTTTCAGTTAATACCGGAACGATATATTCTGAGTTCTTTGCAAATGCACTCAGAGCAAGGTAATCTACAGAAGTATCATTGTTATCATCTGCAGTTTTGTAGGTTACTACTGGACCTTGTTCAAGTACCTGGCCATTAGCACTAATTACTTGATAGTAAACCGTGTTAGCCTGTTTGTAAATATTCACAGAGAAAGTTTCAGCACTACCAACTGGGTCTCCATATCCTTTAGTTACCAAACCAAAGCCAACAGCAACTGAACCAGAAGTAAACTTGAAAAGAGTAGAAGCCGTGGGTTCCTCTGGAGTTGCAGAAGCTACTACCGGAGAACCGTCTTCAGTAGCCTTAGGAGCAGATGCAGCTTTAGCTCTTGTTGCAGCAGATACTACACCTTTGGTTGCACCCTTACCAAGTACACGAATAATACGAAGCTTAGAACCACCATTGAAAGCCTTTTCGATGTTTGATACAGAACCATCTGGTACTATCTCAGAACCAAAGACTCTTTGGAATTGAGAGAAAGATGGGATAAGTTCTGATGGGTCATCATAAGGACCTTTAGTAGTTCTAGCCAATACACATGAAACTCCTAACATAGGAGTAGTTTGAAGAACATTTTCGTTCTTAAACTCGAAATTTACAGATGGTGAATTAGGCATATTTATACTAATTAAGTTAATTACTCATTTATTTAATACCCTCTAGTATTGAGCTATTTTACGTTAAGGTTAAGTAAATCTGATTCTTGCTTTTCGGTTAGTCCAATCAATACTGAGATGTCTTGAATTGGTACAAGTTCACCTTCTTCAGCAAGCTTCTCGGGTAAAATCCCATCCTTACAAGTGTACTGATATACTTTTTCAAGTAGACCCTGACTCTCATCTGGGTGGTCATAGTAATTACCTATCTCTATAAATAAGTTTCCTGTTGGTGCTACCCGACCATCTTCCCATTCTTCTAAGTTATTATAATAAGGTCTTACGTATCCTCGAGAAGGTAATGCTTCATACATAATACTATGAAGTAACCTCATATCGGCTTGAGTATTAGATACCAGGTGAATATCTAGAGTTATATCCTTTGTTTCATAGGAGAATTCAGATGCTTGGTAATTCCCACCTTCTAGCTTATCACCAATGATATATTTGTTAACACCTATATCACCATTATAGAATCCTTGCAGTTCAATGGTAATTCTAGGGCATGTCTTTGCACCCTTAACCTGATTATTACCTATACCAAATATAGGAATGAATTTAGGCATAGCATCTTTATCTGCCTGGAATCTCTTTTCATTCTCCTGTGATAAAGGTAAGTAATCTTCGGGGTTAAGAGTTAAACCTTTCTTAAGTGCTGTTTGTAATAGGCAAATATAAAAGGTTCTTTCTACGATTTCTTCTGTATTTACCATATTATATAAGTTGAATCATTAGCAGGGTATTCATAGTATAAGTACCACCATCACTAAATACGCATTCCCAATTTATGGATGTAGCATTGAAAAAGATACCTGCATCTTTCCTCATATGACAGGTAGCACTAAAACTACCCTGGTAAGTATTAGCTATACTACCATAGTTACTAAACCATGTATAGGTATTAATACCACTACCACCATTGTTTGAACTTTTAGTTTCACCAATTGAAGGTATTTTAAATCCCATAAGCTCCTCTGAAACTTGGGTTCCTTCGATTAGCTTAGCTCTATAACCAGTCATGGTAAAACCTGCTGAACCTTCCCAAGCATTAGGACCTTGGTCTTTAGGTACACTCAGATTAATATTGGGAGGGTCTACACGATATCCATAAGATATTTCTCCAGCTGTCTGAGTTACCGTTACAGTTTTAGTTAAACCACCCACTTGCTTGATAGTTAGAGTTCCACTAAGAAGTTGTTCAGTAGTATTCTTAGAAGTAATGGATACCTCTAGAGTCTTTTCTTCATTATCTGTAAATCTTAGTCCAGCAGTAAATGGTGGTTCTTCTAGGAATTCTGCCGTAACCTCTACATTTTCCCAATCTCCTTGGGGTGTACCATTAATCATTTCTCTACGTTGAGAAGTGATTGCCAAAGTATCAGAGCCACCCCTACCCAATATGTTTATGGCTTCCTTATCTACTTCTAACTTGTATTCGTAGTTAAGGCTGCCTTTCTTTTGAATAAGATTTACAGTCTTGGGTACTCCATTAACTGTAATGGTAAGGATGGCTTTCTTATCTGCTTCTGTATCATTCACTTTTAACGGATGTACCATTACAAGTGCAGGACCAGTACCAGATGTTTTATCTGCTTCAAAATCTGCCATTACTTTGTATATTTTCTGAGTTCTTTTCTTAATTGATTTCGTATCTCTTTCTCTAAAACCTTGTTTCCACCTGCAGCTTCGAAAGCTGGTTGCCATAAAGGACGTGGTGGAAGATTACCATCTCTACTACCATATTCCAACATGATAGCAATTTGATTAAGTGTTTTTCGAGAAGTTCTACCAGAGTATGTTATCTTCCTTAATCCTGGAGGAAGACCAACAAAGGTTCTGTCTTTCTGGGTTACCATAGTAACTGACCTTGCATATTGACCAGTAAGGTTTAATAATGTATGTGCTCCATACTTCTTAAGAGTAGCAGTAGCATGAGGAGGCCAAGAAACTTTGGAACCAGGTGGAGGTAGACCATTATTTAAACTACGTCTTACTATACGAAGAAGTTGATTACCAAACTTCCTAGTACCTAACTCGTACCCGAGTTTCATAATACTTGGAGTCTTGGTAATCAACCTCTCAGCCTGACGTTGTTTAACTGGGTCTACATAAATCTGAATATCACATAGATTATTCGAGAGGTTTATGTTAACCTTTTTGCTTGGCATCTTTATTCTTATTTAATCCCAACTCACTGGCAATCTTCATAAGAATATCTTGTTGCATGGATAACTTCTCTGCTACCTCAGTTTTAAAAGCCTCGAACTCTTCTTGCTTATAAGCCTGAGCTGGTTGTTGTTGAGGAGTTAACATACCATCGATAGTATGAAAAATATTATCGCATTCAGTAACTATTGCCTCATATTTATCTCGATTGTTGAGAATATTTACAGCATTAGTTCTTTGGATATTTACTTCGTTTACGATATTGCGTAAGTCAGTAGTATAATAAACATTATTATGAATACCTTCTGCAGCATCTGTAGGAAGGTATATTGTCAAAGAGGATACAGAATCTTGAATAACGATTTCTGTATTTGCGGCAAAGCTTCCATCTGGGCCAGTGGCTCTAGGTTTGCTTTCACCTACTTTTAATACTTGGGCCTTATCAAAGATTGGATACCCAGAACGTCTGTCTCTCTCTAAGGTGTATATGGTATCACCTTTCTGCAATTTAGAAAAAATCAAATCTTCCATGTTCATCTTTTATTAATTAAGTTTAAACCAAATGATACTGCACCTGGATTCCTTTGCATAAAGTCTACCAGGTTTAAGAATTGATAGTATCCAAATTGGTCAATGAGTGACTGTGCTTTATTTGCTACTTCCTTTGCTATCTCTGCATTGGGAGCAGGCAATGTAAGTTGAATAGTAAAATCTTTTAGTTGATTTCCATTGGTTGGTTCTTTCTTAATCTCTTCACTTTCCATATCGTTTTATCTTTAGGTGGGTATAAACGAAAAAAGGAGTACACCTATGTAAGATGCACTCCTTCCTAATCTGGCTTACGTAATGACGACGGTCATTATTAAGCCGGGGTTGTGGATGTAGTCTTAAGAGCTGCAACTACTGACTGGATAATGTTCTGGTCTCTCTGAGCATCTACTACTCAGTTGAGACGGGCAATTTCCTGGTCTTTAGCAGTGTTCTCGATAAGACACTTGATTTCCTGTTGGCCATTCTTGAGGTCACAACAGCAACCATCATTACAACCGCGGTCAGCGACGATTACGCCCTCACCACCAGATTTAACTTCTACTCCCATAATTTTTGAGTTTTAAGTTGTTAAACATAAATTTGATTTTTAAAGTTATTCGTATATGGCCATATACATTAATAATGCTATAGTATCGTATTATCAAGGATTAAGTGAAATATCTATGATATACATCACAAGTAGTGATTGGTAACTTAGTCGGATCTTTAGGAGTTAAAGTTAAAGTACCAATTCTGGTTCCTATAGGAAAAACAGTAGTATTCTTTTTTATTATATCTAAACGAATACCATTATCATTATCTCCATCACTTGATAGCATACTGATATTTACTGTAAAACCAGCAGGAACACCAGCAGAAGGATATAATTCCCAGTGATATTCGTAATCAGTATTTTGATTTGGGTCATTACTGATAGTTACAGGTCTACCGCTTTCACTAAATCTTAAGTTACTTAATTCTACTTGTTGAGTATAAGTACTACTATCTGTACCTGCTACAGATACATTAACTTCAATAGTAATGGCATCTTGAGCTAAAGTACCTAAGCCATAGAAATTACCTGACCGTATCTCAATATTACCAACCCAATTTTCATCTTTTATGGTATTTAATCTAATTGTTCTAGGTCCATTATTATTTATCCTTCCCCCCAAATAACCTTCATTCATTGGGTCTTGGCTAACATAGGCATATAAAGCTTGATTACCGTTACCAGGTTGTTCAAATCTAACTTGCAGATTTCTTGCAGAATCTCCTTCGTTATTGGTTAATGCCCTGAAAGCCCAGTTATAGGAGTTATCTGAGTTCTGTCCATTATCAATAACTTGCAACCAATCTTCAGAAGGTGGTATGAATGTAGGCTTAATATACTTCTTGGTAAACTCTACGTTATTCCTTCGTAGACTTACATAAGATATAATATCCCTACTACCTGCACTACTACCATAGATATCACCCTCTAGAGTAATATTAGTAATGGTACTTCCTTCTTGTTTCCAACCAAATTCAAAAACTCTAGTATATGGTATTGGGTTTACTAGTAGGGTAATAGTGGGTACTGTCCCTACCTCTTTACCATTAATTACAACTTTATGGTTATATAAAGTTATGGTATGAGTACGAGGGTATTCGGCTAAGTTCTGTACAGAATTAGTAATACCTATAAAAGCATTTTCAGAATCCGATTGTAGAGTAGCAGATACCTGACCACTGGGTGAAGCTATTGCCGAGTTGTTTTCAGCTATGGCTCTAGAATCCCAAGAAGTAGGAGTACCCTCTACTCCATTGATAGAAGTATATTCTAGTATGTGTAAATCCATCCTTACAGAATTTTCCATACCCGTAGTACCTTCTAATTCAACTTCTGTTACGTTTTCTTCTACTGTACCATTACTATAGTTTGCAGTCCAAGATATTTCATACCGTGTAGAGATTGTTGCAGCATCTTGGGTAAATGCCCAACCATTTTCTACTTCAGCAGTACCATTATAAAACATTACACTACCAGACCGAGTTTGATTAGTAGTATTTTCTTTTACAGAAACCTCAAAATCATATTCGTAATTGATAGGATTACCACCAATTAAATCTACAGAAGCCCAATCGGTAACGGTAGAATCCAAATCGAAATCAGGTTGAACAGCAACTTTACTCGTTACTTTACCATTGATTAAGGTTTCTCTGTAAGATTGAAGTGTAACAGTAACAGCTTGTTCCAATGCAGAAAAATCTCCAGAAGGTATTGGTTCTACATAATCAATGAAATCCCTGGTAGTTACCGTAGCTGCCTGTTGTTCAACTGTCAAAGTTATCGAAGTATCACTACTACCAGTTTGAAATATAACGATATCTGCACTTCTTTGACTAGTAGTTGTATTCTCATCTACGGTTACTATGAGTGTATTAGATTGCTCTTCTACATGAATCCAACTTGGAGAACCCGGTATAGACGTAGTCCAAGTAGTATCTTCACTTTGACTTGTAACAGAACCGTTAACAATCTTATACCTTTTACTACTTATGGTAAAAGAGTAAGTACCACTAGGCTTAGCAGGCACTTGTTGATTTAAATCTTGAGTACCGTTATTTACCTTTAGTTCATAAGACCAAGCAACACTAGCACCTGCTTGAGTAGTTGCCATATCTAATTCCTTGCTACCATAGGTTAAAGTAAGACTTGCTCTACGAGAAGATTCAGAAGTATTTTCAGACAGAGTAATTCCTATATTATAACCATCTCCAGAAGCTTTGGTAATTTCTACATCGGTAATGTATGAAGATTTGGATTTTAGAGTTGGTGTAACATTATGCCAAGTAGAATCCTTACCATTAATTACATCATAATATCCCGACTTAACCAAACCAAAAATACTTCCTCCTACAGCAGGTGAATCACCAAAATTATCTACTACCTCTAATACATCTCGAGTAGATATTGTACCTGCAGCCTGATTACAAGTGATACGAATCACTTTATTAGAACCATTCTGTTCGTATGATACTTGGCCACTCCTTGTAGAAGTAGTTTGGTTCTCTTGCATACTAATACTTGTTCCTAGTACAGTTCCAATATGTTCAGTACTTGTTGCATGTATATAACTTACATTTTCTCTAGAACCCTCTACCAAAGAACCATTAATATACTTTTCACGATTACTAGTAATAGTAATAGACTTAGCAGTACCCAAAGCATCAAAGCTTAAAGTAGTTGGTGAAGCGGTGAATGTATACCGCCATTCTACTAAGTATGAACTTTGAGTTACCGTAACTTCTTTATATACAGTATCCATAGTTGCCCTTACTACTACGCTTCTTTGATTTGCAGTTGTGTTTTCTGCAACGGTCAAAGTAGTACCCGATAAACTGAATCCAGTACTAGCAGTAGGTATACTAAGTGTAGGAGTACCAATAGCATCAGATGCTGCACTAGTTGCACCTGAAGACCAATGATTAGTTCTTGGTGCCCTTGCACTTGCAGAGATTTGTGATGTACCACCTTGCTCAGTAAATGTACTTGGGTTTGCCGAAATAGAAACTACCCATGCACCCTGAGTTATATTGGTTATCTTGTTCTCTGCTTGGTATACATCGATTGAGGCACTGCCAGATTTACCATTAAGAGTAACAGTTAGAGTTCTGCTTCCCAATTTAGTTCTTGCCTTTGCAGTTGTACCAAGATTAGAACCAGATACATTCTCAGACCATACTACTGAAGCTCCAGAGTTAATAGTACCACCATCACTGGTTTTACCATTCCATCCCCAAAGCTGAGTATAGGTATAAGTTGGTGTAGCCGCAGTTCCTCCAGATGCAGGTATATCTGCAATAGTTCCTAAATATACTGTAGGTGTACCATAGGTTTTAACACCAGCTGCCTGAGTAAATGTGGCAGTTATCTTCTTACCTGATTCGGCTTGGGTAAAGGTAATAGATTCGGAACGAGTAGATAGTGACTTGTTTTCTGAAAATACCCATTTTGAGTCTACATTACTTACCCATGAAGGTAAATTATTCCTATCAAAGTTTACGATTATAGGTGAACCATAGATTTTACCATTTCTATATTCTTGCTTATATGAGGTAATATCAAAAATCAAATCACTTACACCTCCAAGGGCATCAGAAGTAATTTGAGTAGTCTGACTGCTAAATACATACTCGAAAGTTTGAGTTGCAGCTACCTGATTACAAGTAATGGTTAATTGTTTACCAGAACCTGGCTGAGTTAAGGTGTGAGCAAAAGTTCTTGCTGAAAGATTAGTGTTTTCTGAAGCTCTATATCCTAAATCGACAATCAAGGTAAGCCAATCTGGTAATGCAGGATAGGAATAATTTACCCACTCTATAGTGCCAGTAGCTACTCCATCCAATATTTTCTCCCGAGTAGATGCTATATTTGCACTAGAAGGTGTTGGTACTCCTCCCAAAGCAGTAAAAGATAATGTTGGATGCTCAACCGTAAATACATACTTATAGGTTACCTTGTGTATATCCTCAAGCTTTACAGTTTCATTATCACCATAGGAACTAGCATTGGAGATTTCCAAGCCTATATAATTTTCTCCCGTTCCTGTAGGAGAGAGTGCTAACAATTCAGCCTTGGTAGGGCATTCATTTGAATCCTTACCAAGGCCTACTTTAGTTTTGACAGCACTCCAAGTTGCTATCTCTCCCATATTAATCCAAGTTTGTGAATAAAAGTTGTTTCTTTAATTCATCTATTTCTTGTTTCAGAAGTTTGATACCTTCGATTGCCAATACTGACATCTTAGAATAATCTACTTCTTTAACCAGGATATAGGTTTCTCCATCTTTCTCAACCTTTTCGAATTCCTCAGGATTAGGAACTGATTCGGGTTTTACCGTATTCTCAGATACCAATTCAGGGAAATGTTTTTCGATAGATTGAGCAATAGTACCAATATCATGAGTACCTCTGATGAGGAATGAATCGGTCGGTATAGAGCAGATTTCATCAAGAGTATGTTCTAAGGGTTTAATGAAAGTCTTAAGTCTTTCGTCAGATTCTTTCCATAAACCAGAAGGAGCAGATACCTTCTTAAAGATAATCTCAGCAGTAGTACCCAACCCCAACTGGTCTCTTGTTACTCCATGAGGATTACTCATGTTCTGCATGTGAGTAGTAAGATTGGTTTGAGCATTGGTACCTGCAGCCTTAGCATCTGCAATAGCAGTAGCCTGAGCAGTAGATACAGGTTTATCTGCATCCGATGTATTATTAACATTGGCTAATCCTACTTGAGCTTTAGTTACTCCATGAGGGTTAGATTTGTTAGCAATATGCAAATCTACCTTTTCATTTACATCCATATCTGCCTGAGCTCTAGTTGCAGCTTCATCAGTAATTAACTTCTCTACTCGAGTAATCTCCCCCTTGCGGTCATTGACTTCTTTGGTGATATTACTCTGAAGAGTAGCATCTGCTGTTTCCAGTTCTGTCTTAGCATCTGCAATAGCTTTTTCCAGGGTAGTCTTCAGAGTAGCATCTGCATTGGTACGGTCTGTAACTTCTTTATTGATACTTGCCTGGAGTGCATCCTTAGCAACCTTTATGGCAGCATCTCTATCCAATACCTCTTGAGCAATATCATCAGCCAATTCTCCTCTGATTGCCTCATCGGCAGCAGTTCTTGCAGCAACCTCATCTGAGATTTGTTTAGGCAAGGTAGTATCAAGCTTAACTTTATCTGCTGCAGTCATAACACCGGCTTTAGTAGTAGTAACTGCTGGTATGCTAATAGAAGAAGATGGATTAGCCTTATAAATATTACCCTTACCTTTAGAAGCTGAATCGTAAAGTAAGTTTACATTATTACCATTAGCCTCGAATCTAACCAGGGATGATACAGAATTTATAGGCAAGCCATTAGCTACAGCTTCAAGAGCTTTACCTTTAGCACCATCAAATGCAGTACCGGTGATTTCACCGATGATTAAACCTCCAGAAACAATCTGTACCCAAGTAGTACCTGACCAACGGAATTGATATCCTGGATGGTCTGGGGTAATATCCTTATAAGATTTGCCAGCTTCACCCACTACTGCAGTAGTATGGTCAGCATCAGTATACAATTTGATGTTAGTTACCTCATTAGTAGCCGATACATCGTAAGTAGCATATACATCGATTACATCATCTACATAAGAAGGTAATTGACCTGCAGGTACTTTACCATTTTCATCCAGAGATGCCAAACCATTAGCCTGAGCCTTAGTTGCCTTGAAAGCATCCAGAGCAGCCTGAACATCAGATATATCCTCGGTGAGTTCCGTTTTCAAAGCAGTATCGGCAGCAGTTCTATCTGATATCTCCTTATCAATCTTGGTATTTAAGGTATTATCGGCTGTTGTACGGTCTGATACCTCTTTATTGATTGCTGCTGTGAGTTCTTCTTTCAAAGCCGTGTCTGCAGACTTACGGTCTGATACCTCTTTATTGATTGCTGTAGTAAGCTTGGTATCCAATGCCTCATCTGCTGCAATACGAGCAGCTTCTTCTGCATCGATATTACCTTGAAGCTCAGTTTTAGCAGTATTGATATTACCATTAAGTTCATTCTTTAATGCCGTATCGGCAGCAGTTCTATCCTGAACTTCTTTATCTACTTTAGCTTCAATACGAGCTAACTCAGCACCATCATCCGAAGAAGACTTAATCTGATTATCCAACGCTTTAACTGCCGATACAAGGTTCTCTGAACCAGCCAGGTAATTAGTATCATCAAGTCCAGGTAATCCCAAACTGTCTGTAAGACCAACAGCAGTTTTTACTTTGTTAATCTTAGTATCAGTTTCTGACTTATCTACATTGATACGTTTTTGAACTTTACCGAAAGCCTGAGAGGTAGTATCTGTAGCCTTGATTGCCAAATCTGTAACGGTAGTACCTTCATTTTCAGAATAACCGTCCAATTTAATATCGGTACCATTAAGTACTGGGTTTGAATCCAAACGATGAGTATTAATGGTATGTGCATTGGTTGCATCGATATTATCTTGTAGGGTTTTATCTGCAGCTTTACGAGCAGTCTCCTCGGCAGTGATATTCGTTTGTAACTGAGTATCAGCAGCTTCTCTTGCATCTTCCTCATCATCAATACGAACTCCCAAAGCATTGTCGGCATTGGTACGGTCTTGGATTTCTTTATCTATCCTTGCACCCAATGCAGTATCAGCTTCTGTACGGGCAGTTTCTTCAGCAGTGATATTATCTTGTAAGGTTTTATCAGCAGCCTTTCTTTCAGCAATCTCGGTGTCAATACGAACTCCTAAAGCAGCATCAGCAGCAATTCTTGCAGCTTCTTCAGCATCCAAAGCATCTTGAAGAGCCTTATCAGCAGCCTTTCTTTCCTCTGCTTCAGTTGCCAAATCAGTAGAGTTCTTATCAATCTTGGCTTCCAATCGAATATCTTCTGCTTTACGATCAGCAATTTCGGTTTCAAGTAAAGCCTTAACTTCCAAATAAGAGCCAGAGATATTATTCTGAATACCCTGGATTAATTCCAGGTTTCTCTGAATATTGGCAGAGTTCTGGTTGATAAGAGCATCTTGGTTATTTGCCCTTGCCAGTAGTTCAGTACGAGTTTCAGTAACATAAGTTCTTAAATCCTCTACTGTCTTGGTTAAGGTAGTACTCAGAGTGGTAAGCTTGGTATCCAAAGCTTCATCACCTTCAACTCGTTTTTCGGTTTCTGTCTCAATCTTCGTAGTTAACTCATTTAACTTCTGAGTTATGGTTGTTGCGAAGTTGGGGTCATCACCGAGAGCTTTAGCAATCTCTTCAAGTGTATCTAATACACCGGGAGCAGAACCAATAATTTTCTGGATTGCAGCTTCTACTTCGGCTTCTGTTTGGAATCCTGAATCATTCAGAAGTTCTGAAACTTTTGTGATATAGTTAGCATGCTCAGCTATACCATTTAATTTCATCAGAAGGATATCGGTAAAGTCATTTGAAGAAAGTACTTTACCATCTACCTTATCTACCTTCTTAGATTCAATTGCCTGGATAGCCGTTGTACGGTCTGATACTTCCTGAGCAATCTTATTTTCTAATAGGGTATCTGCATTCTTACGGTCGGCAACTTCTTTATCAATGTTCACCTGAAGAGCAGTATCTCCAGCTAAACGAGTATTGGCTTCATCGGATATATCCTTAGATAAACCGTTTACTTCGTCTTTATGATTTGCTATTGCAGTATCCAAATTGGCCTGTATAGCATTCTCTCTAGCGGTTGCTCGGTCTTTCTCAGTAGTAATTGCTACTGTATTAGCATCTACCTTTGCTTTGATTTCATTTAAACCTGCAGTAGAACCTGTTTCCAAGGAATCAATTCTATCGCTTAGAGTTTTATCGGCAGCTTCCCGGTCTTTAACTTCTTGAGTAACCTTACCTTCTACTCGAGTAATCTCAGAAGAAGTTTGTTGGCTCAAGTTAGATATCTGACCTTCAATCTTTGTTTCCAAGGCAGTATCTGCAGACTTGCGGTCTCCAATTTCCTTATCCAGGTTTACTTGAAGGATTTGGTCTGCTGCCTTACGTTCTGCCGTTTCTGTTCCCAGAGCAATATTGGTTGTATCAATACGAGAACTTAAATTGCTATCGCCATTGGTACGGTCCACAATTTCCTCATTAACCATATCCTTAACTTCCTTGTAGTTATCGGCAATGGTTTTATTCATAGCAGTAATTGCCTCAGAGTTCTTTGTGATATTTGCTTGGTTAGTAGCAATTGCCGTAGTATTGGCATTTACCTGAGCAGTTAACTCATTCTTAACCGTATTGATAGCATCTTGGATTGATAAAGCCAAATCCGAAACTCGCTGAGTAAGAGCAGCAATATTATCAGTATGGGTTTTATCAGCATCCTTTCTATCTGAGGCTTCTTTATCAATATTTGCTTGCAGGGTAGTATCGGCATCTTTACGGTCTTGGATTTCTTTTGCCAAGTTATCCTTAACTACTTGAAGAGCAGTGTTTCCGGTTTCAGAAGAATTATCTACATACTCCTTAAGTTCTTCCTTAAGAGCAGCATCAGCTTCCTTACGTTCTACAACCTCTTTATCAATATTGGCTTGTAATGTAGTGTCTGCAGCAGTACGGTCTTCAATTTCTTGGTTTACCTTTTCGGTAATTGCTGCCAACTTCTTTGTGATAGTTGAAGCAAAATTAGGGTCATCTCCTAATGCCTTAGCAATCTCTTCCAGAGTATCAAGTACTTCTGGTGCAGAACCAATAATCTTTTCAATAGCTGCCTCTACTTCGGCTTCTGTTTGATAACCAGCATCATTTGCCAATTGAGATACAAGAGTAATGTAGTTAGCATGTTCCTCGATTCCATTCAATTTGGCAAGTAAGAGATCGGTAAAATCATTCTTAGTTAAAGAATAACCCTCTCTCTTGTCTACCTTCTTGGAATTGAGGTCTGCATCTGCGGCAATACGAGCTTCCTTCTCGGCTTCAAGAGCAGCTAATACATCAGTCTTATCTCCATCTACCTTTTCTCCCAAAGCAGATATCTTCTGGTCAAGGATTTGGTCCTGAGCAGTACGAGTTGCAGCTTCGGAATTAATATTAGTCTGAAGAACCTGGTCTGCAGATTCCCGAGCTTGAGCCTCTTTATCAATGTTTACCTGGAGGGTATTATCTGCATTGGTACGGTCAGCTACCTCTTTGGTAATTGAATTCTGAAGAGTTTCATCGGCAGCTTTACGATTTACTACCTCATCAGAAAGTTTACTTTCTAAGGCAGCATCACCAGTTTGACGATTAGTGATTTCTTCAGTGAGTTTCAACTGAATGTTTGCATCTGCATTTGCTCTCAATTTGGCTTCTGCAGCAATGTCTTGTTTGAGCTCTGCCTTATCATTGATATGCAATGTATTCAGTTGGTGAATACTTTCTGATAAAGCATCGTCAGCCGTTTTACGAAGCTCAGCTTCTTTATCTACCAAGTCTTTAGCATATGCCTTAGCTTCTGCCAATGAACCAGTAGTTTCATTTCTGAGGTCTGCAATGTCAGCAGTATTCTTATCGACTTTTGCTTCTATCTTATCTATCTTATTGATAAGGTTAGTAACTGCAGTGTCGATTTTATCATTAAGTAAATCCACTGCCTTAATGAAATTAGAGTTAACCTCACTAATTTGGGTACTCAGTTTCCCTTCCTCCTCCTTAGCTCGGTTAACTTCATCTGTCAGTGCATTACGTAAATCCGTTAATTTGTTGGTAATTGTAGTAGCAAAGTTGGGGTCATTTCCCAATGCTTCTGCCAATTCCTTTAATGTATCAAGTGCATCATCGGCACCATCAATCAAATCACTGATAGCTTGTCTTACCTGTTCTTCAGTTTGGAACTTAGTATCATTCTCCAACTGAGAAAGCTTAGTGATGTAGTTTGCTCTTTCTTCAATGCCTTCCAGTTTCTCTTTGAGTTTATCCGTGAAGTCATTTTTAGATAAGTCGTATCCTTCTCTCTTATCTACCTTATTGGCAATAGAAAGAACGAATGCCCAGAACTCATTAATAGTTCCAGCAAACCCGGCCTTTACGAAGTCATCAAAATAACCTTGTAAAAGTCTTTGGTCAATTTCTTCATTTGTGTAATACTTACTTACGTACATATTGTTATTATTTTAAGGATTGATTACTTGCTTACCACAGAAGAAGTCAGAATTCTTATCTCTGAATGGTTCTCCTTCTTTTCCACAGAAGGCATTCATTGGAATATCTGGATGTTCTGGGTCTGGGTCTCCCCCGTCTTCAATATCACCTCTGATTATTGCATAATCTGGAAGTTGATTGATACGGAATTTTATCACCTGGCCAATACCCGGATGAGGTATTATCTTATCCCAAACTTCTCCAAAGTAATCTTGAAAGCAAGTAACGAACTTACCTCCGGTCATAGACTGGAATGTAGTAACGTCTAAATTACTTTTCTTACTTTCAATATGTACTCCAGATGTACCGTTCAAGACAATCAGGTTACTGTCAAACCAAATACCGTTTCCGGTATTAACTGGTTTCCATCGTAACATTAACATCTTTGCCATATACTTTTCAATTTTGTTCTACGAATTGTATCTTGGTATCTCGGTCCCTTTTTAGGATAACCATGAAAACCAAAGCTTCATCCTTGGCTTGAGCAACCTGTGTATCTCCCGAAGGTTTATAAGTTATACCATTAATTACGAACCTATCTTCAGACCAGTTAAAATCCCAATAGCCTTCTGGAGTTAAATGTCCCAGTTGTTCTATATATGATTTAGTAACCAGTATTGATAAATTCTCATCATCGAGTTCTCCAGTTACTGTTGCCTTATTAATTGGCCAGTTTCTGAAAGCATTATAATAACATAATGCCTCAATGGGTATCTTATAATATTTAGGGATTTCATCTTCTCCATGACTTAGGAGTTGATTTACATTCTTTGCCCAAGTTATAGTTTGCCTACCAGCATCTATATCCAAGAAGTCATTTATGATTTTCTTGTATCTATCCCAAGACCGGTTCTTAACCAATCTATGAGGAGTCTTGGTCATCGTTTTCTAATTAAGGTTCTACCATTACGTTTTACTGGAGAGCTGGGGTTTGGCCCATCTATTAATCCAGGTCTTCTTCTGTCTACTACTCTTGGAACTACTACATGACTTGCTTGGTCACAGAATGGTAAGTAGATTTCCAATCGTCCAGCTAACATACAAAGGTTTTTTCTTAACTCGTCTATGATACCACCAGGTTGCATTGCTTGAGAAAATGTTTTCCATAGGGAAGATGTTGCATCGGCAAGTGTATCATAGTACTGTACTTCAGTAGGCCCAGTTGTGATTTGTTTGATTCTATCACCTCGAGCTTGTTCCGGTTTAGAAGAACCATCACCAACTTGTTCTTTGGTTGAAGTAAGTTGACTTAGGTATTCTCCTGTACTTGTTAATAAATTAAGAAGCTTAACATTGAGATAATCCCATGCTGCCAATTCCATAATTAGTTGGTTTTCTAGAGCTTCATACATTAACTCATCATTATATTTATCCAGTGGGATAATATGATTTACTAGCGGTTGGATATATAACTGCCATTTAGTTATGTACATTGCTTTCTCTTCTGATGACATACCATCTGAGATTTCTGAAGGAATGTAATAATTGATTAGGTTATATATACTATCAGTTAATGTAGTTTTGGACTCGGTATTTACAATTATGGTTTTAGTTGCATTTAAGTTAAGTCCTTCGGAGTTCGTTATGTTCAACGCTACTGTATAGAATCCGGACTTTTCATAAGTATAAGTAGGTTGTTTAACATCATAAACGGACCCCTTATCATCACCAAAGTCCCAGTCAAAAATGGCCTTGGCTGGGACTTTGGTTAATACTCTAAATGAAACTTCCAGACCATTCGCAATAGCTACAAAGTCTAGATTGTCCATGGTATCTTATTTTTTAGATTCTTCGAACTCTTCCAACAGAACCTGAATCAGAGTTTCAACTGTATCACCTTTGTCGGCAACAATTTCGTGACGAGCAGCGATAAGGGTTGCTTCTTCGAGAGTATAGGCTTTGGCAATCTTTTTGATTTCCATACCTTTTTCGAACTGAGCATTCAGTTTCTTTTCCAACTTATCGATGTCATCATTGGAGTATTTGTCGACAGCTTTCTTATCAAGAACCAAACGCAGGTGACCTGAATTCAAAGCCATCTGAATCTTTTTAGTTCTGTACTGTCGAGCACTCAATTCTTTTTCTTCTCCTCTACAAATTGTAATACCTGTAGATTGGTCATGGAAGCTGTAAGCTTTAGCACCTACAGTTACTTTATATTTATCCATAATTTTACTAAGTTTTTAGATGTTTAAAATTAGAGGTAGGTCCTCGCAAAACCTACCCCATCAAGAAATGGAATTATTTGTAAAATAAACCAGGTGTATTATTACTCAAGGTTAACCAAGAGATACGGGTCAATGTTCATAAATTCGGGGAATCCAAATTCTGAGAACTTCTTCTCTGCAGACAGAATCAATGCAGCATCCTGATACATCTTAGAGAAGCCTGTAGTCAGAGTGGCATAGATTGCCTGAGTCTGATTTGATACGATTCTTTCTGATTCAAGCATCAACTGTTTTGCAGTCAGCTTAATCAAAGCAGCAGTTGTATCAATCAACAGCAAACCTTGGTCAGGTGTTCCCGGGTGAATGTAGAAGTTAGCATTCTTAGGTACCGGAGACTTCACATTCAGTGTAGCTTCAGTTGTACCAGAATGACGTTCTTTGAATTCCGGCAAGTTCAGCATTTCGATTGCCTGGTCTTCACCACCAATCATAGTAGTAAAGTTACGTCCCATACGAGCAGCTCTTACCCAGATATGCAGCAAATCTTTGTAAGTGATACCATTCGTAGTTTCGTATACACCGATAACCGGAGCAGATTCTGAACCATCTGGTTTGTTACCATTGATAACAACATCCATGGCCAGAGTATCCATTGCATAACCGAGCTGAACACCGAAGTCACGAAGGTAGATTGCCAATACATCAAGAGATACGTAGTTACGAACTTCATCAGTAAGTTTGAATCCCTTACCAATTTTGAAGAGACTTACTGATTTCTGTCCAAAGCTTACATCTCCCAATGGGATAGTTTCTGCTTCATTAACCTTTGCAGGAGCAGCATCGGACATGTTAATCATCGGCATGATTGCGCTAAGACCACTGATTGACTGGTCAGAAGCAATAATCTCCGGATAGAACGGAGCCTGGCGCATACCAAGAGTGATGGCAGAACGAATGATTTCCGGAACAATCCAACGAACATCTTGCTGAGGCATTGTGAAGATGTTTTCCATTGTGTCGATTTTCGGATTGATATCCAACTTCTCAAACAATTCATCTTGGGTAATACCCCATTTACCAGTGGTAAGTTCACCTAATGTGATGTCCACAGGTTTCTTGTTCTGTGAACCTTGACGGTAAGCATCCAACTGCTGTACCATTTGAGGAAGTTCTTTTGCGAAGTCTTCTCTCTTCAATTTTGAAATATCAACTTTTTCCATGTTTCTTCTTCTCTTATTTAATAAGTACTTGAATTACCTCGTTTGCCTCATCTGCAGGTATGATGGCAATGAAAGGTGTAGCATCTGTTGACTGATTTGCTTTTACAAATCTGTCGTTCAGCAAGTCACCAGAGGGAACTACATATCCTGCTTTTAAGTCAGCAGCATTAGATACCCAGTTACAAATCATGTAACCTTCTACAGCAACAGTTACCTCTACTGGGAATTTGTTCTGTGCCTGGTAAGCAGGATTTACATTGTCGGTTACTGCCACTCCGATATATACCTGAGTAGATTCAGTGTAAGGTTCAATTAAACCGTCTTCTCCAAGAGCTACCGGCATACCTTGCAAAATTGTTTCACCATCTTTTACACAGAAAGCTTGGTGCAATTTGTGTGATTCACTTTTGTAAATCACCGCTCTTGGGGTCTTTTCCCCAAACAGCGTCATTGGCTGGTCTTTGTTTACGATTTTAGTCATAACAGTGATATTTATCGATTATTACTTGAATTTCTTCTTGTACAAGTCTTCAAGGGTTTCCGAAGTAGACTTGGCTTCTGCATTTGAAGTAGTTGCAGGTTTTTCAGTTTTACCCTCATTTTCATTCTCTGCAACAGAAGAAGCACGGCTTACATCGTGAGAACCACAGCTTGCACATACCATTGGGAATTTTTCTTCCAGACGACTCTGATAATCCTTAGTCAAGGAGATAAGAGTAACGATGCCAGTAGTTTCGGCATTCAACATTGTAACAATAGTTTCATCGGCTTTGTCACCCATCAGCTTCTTGTAAGTAGCAACGGCACTTTCACGGAGAGAAGCAATATGATTCTTTCCTACAGTTGCCATTTCCTTCAAGTTTGCAACTTCTGCATTCAGGTTGGTAATCTGTTCTGTAAGAGAAGATTTCTCTGTAGTAAGATTATCTACCGTTGTCTGAAGACTGTTTTTGGATGATACCAAGCTTTGAATACAAGAAATAACTTCTTCCTGAGTCATTTCTTTGCCTTCTGCCAGAGATAACATGTTATCTCCGAAAAGCTTTTCTAAAAATTCTTGCAATTCTTTGTTCATATTTTCTTTATTAGGATTATGATTTTCTTGGGTACCATTATCATTAAAAGAATCTGGAGTATTGTCCTTTTCTTGGAATGAGTTGAAGTCTGTTTTGTAGTCAGTAAAGAAGTACTGTTTGGACTTGTCATCCCGATATTCCTCATAAGAAGACCAGGTTCTTTTTGCAAAGGTTGGATTAATGATTTTACCATCTTCACCAATCTTTTGAGCAAAAGAATCGGCTCCATGAGATACCAGAGATGTTTCCATATAACGAACTACTTCAGTAACTACTCTACGAACCATTTCACCCTTAGAGTCATAAGTACCAAGCTTCTGGTAGAATTCACCATCTTCCATTCCTGGGTGTGATTTATCCCACTTAAACTGTACTGTTACCGAGTTACTATGAATTGAAGGAGGTTCCATAAGAATACCTCTAGCAATTCTTGGGTTAGCTTTACCATCAATCTTCAAAATACCGTTGATACCTGCAGGTATAGTAAAGCTTCCATCCTTATAAGACTCCTGCCACATTACTTGAGATACAGCTCCAATTGCATTACCAATATTTGTTTCATGGTCGCAATTTACTGTTTGCCCGAGTAACAGTTTCATGGAAGCCTTAAGTACTCCATTCTGACCAAAGTCAGTAGGATTCCAGTTCTTAGATACAATCGTTTCAGAAAGTAATCTGAACATAGGTTCAATGAACTCTTCATCCTTTGGAGTAAGTTCTGATTTATCAAGGTTTGGATAATAGGTATTATAATCTATATCTCCTCCCCAAAATCCAAATTGAGCAATGGTATCCGGTGTCGGAGTCTTCCATTTGTAATAATTCTCTGAGAAAGCCTGGGCTCCAACTGCTTCTGGGATATACCCAGCCATAATGGTATGACCCTGGCCAATCACCATTGAATCAAGATGCTCTTTGTTTCTTTTAGTAAATTTACTCATCTTGCTTTTGTATTTTGGTCTCCACGAGATGGAGCCGGATTAGTTTTATCTCTTGACCTACGAGCAGATTGATTTTTATCATCTTGCCTTTGCTTCTTCTTAGTTCCTTCTTGAGGGTCTGGGTTACCGCCTTTAGCAAATTGGTCCTCAAGTGAAACTCTTGGTTCATTCTCATCAGGAGAATCATAACCCATTGCCCAAGCATATTGGTCTTGGCTAATGATACCAGCCTTATATAATAAATCCAGGTTTTGGATTTTATACTGAAGACCTTGTTGAACCTTAACTTCATCAGAGATAGTTGAAGTTCCCCATGATATCTTTATTCCCTTATTATCAAAGCCTGCCAGACGCAGTTCTAGAGAATAAAGAAAATCCAATACATAAGTTACAAGCATTTGGATATTTTTTAACTGGCTGATTAATTTAGACAGCATTATACCCGTTGCTCCTTCTCCTGTTGTTGAACTAACTCCAATAAGGTTTCCATTAACTCCCAAACCATTTGCAACTGATTGCTGATTCATATTCCAGGGTTTCTCAATATTACCAAGTTCCTTGGTAGTTGAATTGAGTTTAAACTCATGGTCATCAATGTAACCAGTTACTATACCGTCTTTCATACCATTACGAAGATTTCTTTTCAAATCTTTTAATGTACGTTCAAGACGATTCTGGTAAGCTTGTAAGCTTTCATTTGGATTCTGGTCTGGTTTAGTCATCTTAGCTTCCAAGAATCCTACCATACCAACCATTTCCATTATGTGTTTGAAGTTAACCTTCATATCATGTTGGCCTTTTAATGAATCCAATGCTGCCATAAAAGGAGGAATCCCATAAGGTTCATCAGTATCATTAAACATACCAGCATACACATAAGTTTCTGGGTTTAGTTTGATATAATCTTGGTGCTTTACGAAGTAATTCTTATTCCTCTGGTAAGGAGAATATACTCCATTGTTCTCTCTTTTGAAAACAATGTTCTCGGGTCTAAGGAATAAGACTGTGTCCAAACCATCCAACATATCATTGGGAACTCCTTCAACAGATATAGCTCCACTAACAAGGCATTGTACAATCATCTTATTAACTAGACCGTCTATACCAGCAGTATACCTGGACCATTTCTTTGTAGCTTCGGTAAGATGTTTTCTCATCTTATCTGCTTCGGCATCTGAATTATTTGGGAATGTTACCGTATGACCGGTGTTTGCCAACTTAAACATATCCTGCAAAGCAATGCCCATATCCGGATTTACCTTATATAAATCACGAATCAAAGGGATTACTTCAACACGAAAAGAAGGGTCTACCATTACGGTCATCCCTTTCAGAGTACTGAGTAAAGAGTTATCTTCATCCACTGATACTCTACCAGGAGATATAGCAGCAGCTTTTGGCTTGCTTGGCTCCTTGTTTGATTCAGGAGGTGGGTCTTTCTTTCTACCCCAACTCCAATTAAAATTGAGCTTTTTCATTTCGGTTGTACTATTACGTTAGTTTTTCCTTTTCTTATGTGATTACAGATTGCTTTACCGAATATAGAGTCATCTGCATATACATCCCCTTCTAGGTCTACATCTACTGTAGAATTATTAGCTCTATGCTTACCCATTGCAACTGGCCTACCTAAACCATCATATATGAAGGTATATGCTTCTTGAACAAAGAAAGGGTCTTTAACAGTAATATTATCTTCTCGAATATCCTGTTCAAGTCCCTCTACAATAACAGAACGGTTCTTTTGTGTAGTTAACCATCCTGGAGATTTATCTACCTCAGGTCTAGATTTACCTTTCTTCTTAAGCATTTTCTGATAATAATACAGTTTAGGATAACCTTCAGTTTGAAGAGCAGAAGTTACTGCTAATCCAACATCATTGGATTCTGGAGCAATGGTAGCAAAGTTAAACAAATGCCCTGTATCTCCAAGTAACCTTGCATACTTATCTACTGAAAGTCTACCTTTGAATACTGCTTGTTCTTCTCCTTGTTTATCCATGCAAGTAAATGCAGAGTAGTCAGAAGACCTACCAGTTGAAACGTCAGCACCAATGAAATATTCCTTATCTGGTGCTGGTTCCAAGAATTGCCGATATTGACCATTAAACCTTTTCTTAATAACCGGATAATCACTAAGACAGTCTTCGATAGCTTTTATGTCAGCTAAGTCGAAGACCGTATTTCCAGATGATAAGAAGTCACCATCAATTTCTTGTGCAGTTCTTTTAGTTCCCAAAGCAGAAGACATTTCATTATACCAATTAATGTCTCGTTCTGGGTGCATTTGCCAATACAATCGAAGTGGGTTAAATGGATTCCCACCTGCAATAGCATCAACCCAAGTAGAGTGATAAAAGTTACCAACTCCATAGGGAGTGGAATTGATGATAGCAGCTCCACCAGTGGAAAGAGTAGGAAAAGCGGCTGCCCAGATTTGGGCTGCCCATCTAACTACTGCTGCTTCATCAATTACCAGTAAGGATAGAGATTCTGAACGACCGGCTTCTGAAGACGTTGGGATAGATTCTATGAATGAGCCATTATCGAACTCTATCATTGATGCAGAACCATATTCTCCCGAACGACCATTTATAATCGGTGTCTGTAAATACCATGGCAGGTTTTTGTACATGAACTTAATCTTCTTAAGTACCTTCTTTGCTGTTGTGTCCTTGATTGAGATAATGTTAATCTTCTTGTTAGGATGATACATTGCCAACCATAGGCAGTACATAGATATAAGCTCCGTAATACCTGCCTGCCTGAACTTAAGCAGAATATTGAAACGTTCTTTTACGAAGTTATACAGAACCGATTTTTGATACGGGTAAAGTTCAAATCTTACCTTTCCCCTCATAGGGTGTATCACATAAGTGAAAAGGCTAAAGTAAAAAACATCATTACTAACTTTAGCAAGTGTTGCTAGTTCTTCCCTTGTAAGAGCAGATGTGTTAGTTTCTATGTTAATCTTCTTTGCCATAATCAAAAGTTATATGTTACTGAAAACTCTAAGTCAGCTTTTATTCCCGAAAAGAACTTCGGATAATGAAAAGCATTTATACCAAGTTTATAATTGAAATTAGTAGTCTTGATTGAAAGGCCTGTCCCTATGTCTAACATTTGATTAAAGACCCTATATTTACCATAAACGTATGGACTTAGAGTTAGTTTTCTAATTCTTTTTTGAGTTAATTGACCTTCATACCAATTGTACTTATACTTATCTAAGTCCATGTTAAACATTCTCGTTGAATAGGAGTTTGTTTCCTTGTTGAATAAACTTAGGTTCAATTGGTTTTTATCCAAGGTAAATTGGACCAGAGAATCTTCTCTACTAATTCTATTCGAAGTAACCGCTGTTGAATCAGAAGCTTGGGGTTTAGTCGAATTGCTACTGTTTCGATAGAAGTCGTAGAGAAGAATTCTCTGGGGCTGAACCAATTGTGTATATGGTGATTGGGGCTTGAAGTTCTCTTTCAGTTTGATTGTATCAGGAATGCCAATGACCGATGAATCAGGAAGTTGTCTGATATATGAATTCAGTTTGTAATTCCTGAAGCAAAGGTAAATAGTAAATCCTAGTAGCAAAAGGAACACTACGTCTTTAAGTGTCTTCTTCATCTCGTAACTTCAGATAACTATCTTTGGCGATGAACTTATCAATGCAAAGATGGATTAATACTTTCATACTCGAACTCAAATCAAGAGTCGGTATTCTTAACTTAATCTCCAAACCCTTAGAATCTTCGGTAATGGAAACTTTAATTCTTCCTCGATGATTCTTAACGAGTCGGTTATATAAGGCAGCAACCATGTTAAAGATTGCTTTCAGATTCTTCGGTGTAATTTCTGAACGATGTAAAATTTTCTTGGTCATATCACTGTAATTTTTAGGTTCATACGAATATAGTCAACTAGCTCTAAATCAGGTACTTGGCATCAATTTGCCAAGTCTTGGTACTACCTAATTCATTCAAAATCAATCAGTTAGGTTTGTAGCTTGTTTTCCCTTTCCCTTAACAATCCCTATCCTTTCAGATTGTATTTTGGAATTATTCCTTTCCTTCCTTCTTACCTTCTTACCTGGCTAATAGCCATTATATATATAGGGGGAGGTCACTGAAATTATGGTACCTTTTTAAGGCATCTCTTGAACCATACAGAAATTTCATAAACCGACCCTTTAGCTATGGTATACCTTGCCTTGTTAAGCCAGTAAAGGTAATTGCCTTCATCCATGAAAATCTTGTAGGCTTTAGGAAATCCCATAATTGCTTTGAAATCTAAAATCCCAAGAGGGTAACCATCGGGTCGGAACTGTCTATCGGCAGGTCTTAAAGTTAGAGGAGCTTTATCTAACTCTAATCGATACACTCCTGGGAGAGTACTCATCTTTGCAGTTTTAATGGGCCATTTCTTTTCATTCTTGAAGTCACTATTCCACAATAACTGAATCTTTCTAACTGTTAGATTTTTCTTTGCAGGAAGCTTTCGATAATCATACATTGCCAAAGTCTTTTCAATTGGAATGTTATAATTCAAGGGATTCTGGTAATCGTTAAGTAGATTTCTAGTAATTGTTGGAGTTTTTACTTGGAATACTTCATTAAAAGCATCCAAGTATTTCTTACCAGTTTTCTTATGAACTCCAACGATAACTAAACGTTTCCTTGATACTTGGGAGTTCCCATAGTCGGAAACGCTTCTTTCGTGAAAAATAAGTTTATAGTCCTTAAAGGCTTCCTGAAGGTATTTATTTGGTAGAAGAGATAGCAAACGAGGCAGGTTTTCTATAAGAAAAATCTTAGGCTTGTAATAATTGATTCCCTCTATTACTAGATTTAAACTTCGGTTATTCTTAGGTTTGCCCAATTCTTTTACTTTTGAAAGCCTCATAATAGACGACATACCACAGTCTGGAGAAGATAAAATAACATCTACTTTCTCATCAAACTCAGGTAAGTTATATCCTTTATAGAATGGTACACCCTTAAAATTAGTCTTCCATTGCTCTTCACCTGGAGTATGAAATACTCCTCGAGGTTCAATATTCCCTAATAGGTGCTTCCTAAAAGGGAAGAGCAGACCTCCTTGGCCTGCACATATCCCTAATACATTCATTTCTTGTAACTTCTTAGTTTTACATATTTAACCCAGGCATAATGTTTCCTAACCTTGGTATAATCAAGGTCATGGTCATTATTATGGGCTTCTTCTTCAAAGCTTACATCATGATATCTTTCGCTTTGCTTGTTCCATTTAGCAAAGAACATGATGATTAAGTACTCGATTGCATACCATAAGTAGTAGAATATCCACAACATCTCTTGCATTTGTTTGAGATGAATATGCTCATGATTGTAATCATAGGTGTCAAACTTAGCACCTTTTCTCACAAAGACAATTCCGAATAAGTTCATTGCCTTGTATCCCTTAAATGGGATGAATTTGTTGTAAATTACCTTCATTATATCTTGTTTTTAAAGTTTTCGTAAGCGTTCTTTAACTTCTGGTCATAGGCATTTTCAGCATAACCAGGACCATTATACTTCCGAGCAAAGCCTGCCCAGTCATGTTCCTTCAGATTTTTCAAGCAACTAGTGTTATTCATGTAGTAATACATGAGTTTTAGCTGACTTGCATGAGATTCTTGCATCTTTTTCACGAATTCGAAGACGTCTTTACAGCCACAATAGAGGTGATTGAAGCCCATAATCTGAAACATTCCCCAAGAAGCTGACTTCAAAGCACATTCTTCATCAATTTTCTTGGCAATTTCGAGTCTTTTGTACTCATGAGCTCCACCAAGATACTTAGATTTGTCCCATTTCGGGAAACAAATGGTAGGATAACTCTTTTGAGCAGCAACTGCCTTGTCCAAACCGAATTTGTTCTTGATTTCCTTGTACATAATGTGACCTTCAAACAGAATTTGAGGTCTACCATCTACTAGAAATCCATCTCTACCTGCTCCTTCAACCAGTTGTACTGCCTTTAAAAGAGCTGGCTCCAGTCCTAAATCATTGGCCAGAGCCACAATCATTTCATTAGTTAACTTATCCATAACGTTATATTTTAAAGTTCATTAAAGAAAAGAAAGTATTGCGTATACCTTATCTGGATGATAGTTAGGAGTTCTATTATCTTATATAAAATTTATAATAATATGGAAGAGAAACTCACATGTCACCTATGTAATTCACCATTAGATTTGGATGATTACGATTTAGCCAAAACAGTACCTCAGTTAATGAAGGAAAAACAACTTTGTTTTCAATGTGCTTTTTGGCATAGAATCCTTGAATCGGATAAAACCCTGATAGAGGATTCTAATTATGAAATGATTCCCTTGGTTACACCCTATTTTCAGCATTATGCCATTCACTTAAATAAGATTTGGTTAGAAGTTGCTACATTTAGAAGAGAGTCATTGGGCTCAACTAAGAAATATATTGCTGCAATGGTAAAAGATAAAGTATACATTGGTTCGTATAATAACTGGGGATTCCAGGGAATAATTCCGGCACACTTAAGAGAACTTTTTACTCCAAATGGTATAATCCTAACTCCAGAACAACTAGACGACTTACTTAACCGGAAATCCTTTACCGCAGCAGATTTAAAAATTCTTATGAATAATTGCAATAAATCAGAATAATTTTGTATATTTGCATAAACATTTTAATAATAAAGATATGAAAAAGAACAAAGAAACCAAAAAGCTAAAGGAGGGTGAAGAAGTCATTTTCTCTGATGGCAAAACCTTAATGGAGAAAGTAATCGTAGAATCTATCGATAAGAAAGGTGGATTTGCAGTACTGAGCAATAAAGTAAAAGTATCAAGAACTATTGGACCAGATGGGTTCTATACAAGGTTAGATGGTAAATCATCTATGGTATTACCTTTAACGGGTAAATCCGAATTGGATTACCAAGCCTTCAAAGCTTACTTCTCTATTAAGAGAAACTTGGAATTTATAGAAGCCAAGATAAAAGATATGAAGGACAAAGAGTTCAGCGAACTAATCGTAGAATTAGATAAGAAGATATCCAAAATCGTAACAAAATACTTTGAACAATGATAACCTGGATAATCTTAGGCATTATATATGCCATATGTTTTATACCTGCATGGTTTATGACCAGAGTAATTACCTCATCCCACCCAATGAAAAGGGTGGGGTTCTTTTTTCTAACCATCTGGTTAATCATGCCTCTATTTCCGATATATTTACTAATCACATACTTTAAGAACTATGAACAGAGAAATAACAACGAAGAAGGTAGGTAGGCAAAAGAAGCTTACCAATCCATGCCCAGTAATTAAAGGAGAAGTACAGATAATGGTAGGAAGTCCAAAGTGTATTACCTGCCAATGGTTTGAAAGAAAATTAGAGAAGGATGGAAAAGCCTACGTACACTGCAATCGATTATAATTCCAAAGAGAATAAGGTAATCGAAGAAAGGATAAGAAATTACTATCTTCCAGTAAAGAATACATTTGAAGCAGTCCTATATGGAAGGCTTAATATACCCGATTCTCCAAGAGGATTATGTGCTGACCTAATTGATGTAAGCAGAACTATCAGTAGAGAATTTGCATTAGTCGAAGAAGTTTTCCTATGGAGACATGTAATTAAACCATGGTTCACCCCACAAAGGTTTAATATCGAGATAATATACTTTGGTTATTATAACCATAAGATTGCAAGGAGAGGGATTAGGAATTGAAGGTAGGATATGGTATAGAATGCCATTAGAAAACCTAGAAGGACATGAATACCTTCTAGGAACAGCATTCTGGTTTCCTGTATCTAAAGGATATAATGCTGAACGTATTAAAATACTAGAGTGTGCCCTGGAAGATTTAGAGAGAATTAAAAAGGAGGGAGAACCAAAGCTCCCTACTCTTACATTTGAAGAACCTATAATTTATTAGAGTATGGAAGATATAGATTTAGCAAAGCTTACCCAAAAGGAAGAGGCAATCCTTAGACTTACTGAGGAAATTTGGAATAGGTTTTTGGCATTACCTATCAATCATCCTATGGAAAAGGATGAGATGGCAATTAAGATACATGATATCCAGAGGATGATTATATCTGGGCCTGGATTTAGGATGAACCAAGAAATGTTTAGGCAATATGGTAACGGTAACTGTAATAAAGAATAGGCCTACAAAGAGGATTCTTAAATGCAAGGAGGGTAATAGGATTTGGTATCAACTTTGGTTGACCGAATTGGATATGATTTGCATTGAAAGGTTCTTTTATGAAGATGGTGAAGTTAAGAGGTGGTGGTTACCTAATCTTCAACTTTGGTATGTTTTCTTTTATGAAAAGAGAGCGGGTAAAAGGAGGGGAGTTCTTGGGAAGGATAGGACTAAGGTTCTAATCAATAGTATATCTTAATAAGTTGCCAGGGATATTAGGTCTCTGGCTTCTTTGTGTGTGCATGTGTGGTTGTGGGATTTGTGTGTTCATGGTACCCCTTAATACGAGGAGCTCAAAAGTTGTGGTACTAAATGGGGGGAACGGTTACGTTAAAATTAACATTCAAAAATAAAAAGTAAGGGACAAACATTTTTATTTGCTTTCCCTTACTTTTTATTTAGTTTATAAGTTCTTTAAAAAATCTTTTGTATCTTTGATAATCTGAATTAATACCCAAATTACACCAACAAATAAAAATATATTTAATAGCATATCATTCAATTACTTGAAATTTTTGACTATTTGTAAACCTTTTGTTAGAACTTCTTTTTTTGTGTCCTTTGTATTTTCGCTTGCAATACTTGCAAATGAAAAATCCTTCACTTTGTAGACTTGCTTATAAAATTCTGTAAATGCAGAAACAAGTGTTTTTAGTTCATTTTGTTTCTTTTCTTCTTTTGCTTTGCAAATTGAATCAAGCAAAGAAAAAGTTGTATTTCTTAATTTCTTTCGATACGCTTTCTTTTGCTTTTCGTTCAATTCTGCAAACAGGGATTCAACATAAATTTCTGTTTTTTTCCCTAAAGAAGTTTTTAAAAGTCCGTTTGTTTTTTCATTTAGACTTTTAAAAATACTATCAACTGATAATTTAATAGTTCTATTTGCTTTTGCTTGCGCTTTTGCTTTTTTTGCATCTACTTTGTTAATTTTGTTGTTAGCAACTTCTTTTTCTACTACTACATTTTTTAATTCTTCCATAATAAAATTACATTTAGTTTTTAAGTTTATTTTATTATATCCTTTTCTCTATAAAACTAAATGATTTATAAGAAAAAGAGAAAAGGAATAAATTAATTTTATAGTGTTTCAATATGTCAAACATCGCTTTTTGATTACATTACAAAGATACAATTTATATTTTAATTAGCAAAATTTTCAGAGAATTTTTTCTATAAAAATTGTTAATCAAAATTTTAAATATCTCTTTGCTTTTTCAACACTACAAAGATAAAAAATATCTTTGAATCTACAAAACATTTTCAGAAAAATTTTCGAGAAATTTTTAAAGAATTATTTTTAATAATTTCGTGTAAAATTTGTGCAAGTAGGTTTTAGGGGTTTGAATGGTGGGCATGGTTGTGGGTAGGTAATATGGGTATATTGATGGATATAGGGAAGGGGTTGGTATAGGACCACTTTAGAAAAAAGAAGGCCCCATACAGTCCGGTAGATATTATCTGTATATTATCATACATAAAGGCCATTAGGAGACTAGCAGGCTTTTATACCAATGCCATGGGCCATGTATGGAGTCCTAAAGAACTAAGGCCTATGGGTCTATAGTTAGGCCTATGGTAAGCCTTAGTAAGTCCCATGATGGCCTACATAGAAAGGCTTAAGAAAAAGCCCAGTACCTTAGATAGGCATGGGCTTAGGTGTAACATAGTTAGCGATTAGCATGAATAGATGTCGGTAATGATAAATGTATTGTTAACGTAATTGATAATAGGTTCGCATTGGTCATTGTTTTCGCAGAATACATTGTATAAGGCAGCCTGGATATATTCAATATCGGCATCGGAATAGGTAGTGCCTGTAGTGAAGACCCAGGTATGAGTACCTTTATAATCGGTAACGGTAGAAGTAATCGAAGCAAGATATAACCGGTATACCTTAATAGAAGTCTTTAGAATGGCTTCTAGGATAGGTATGATATATTCTGAGTAACCCATAGAGTCATCGATAATAGAATCGTCATGGCCAGTAGAAATGATTACCAGGTCCTTGGCCATAGGATAATAATAGGCAATAGGGTAATTGTTACCGCAAAGGATGTTGTTTGCATTAAATTGTACTGTTTTCATATCTATATATTTTTAATTGTTTATAGTGCAAATATAATGCTTTTTATTTATTTATGCAAATCCTACTGAGGCCCCTAATGGATAATGTCTTATAGCTCTAATACTAATATTACGTATCTCTCTATCAATACTCTCTCAAAAGAAGTATCTCTTCTAGCAATCTAAAATTTCTTTTTAACTAACTACAAGGGCCATTAATAACATAGTTACTAGTTTTTAGGTACCTTGAATGGCCTAAAATTACCTCGGATTTATTAAATTTAGGGGCCCCAATCCGACAAAAAAGGTACCTAATTTTATATAAAAAGGTACCCCAAATCCTACAAATCCGATTGCCTTTTTATATACATTTATTATATAATAAGCGGCCATTAGGGGTCTAGGATTAAGGGGATTTAGGTACCCAAATGGGCCTTAGTTGTGGGCCTTTTAGGCAATGGGTTATATAGCCTTAGGACCTTGAGACTGATGTGTTAGATAGCTATAGAGTAGTGTTGTTGTATAGTAGAAAGCCTCTGCCAGATCCCCTACCCCAAATTTTTCCGACCCCCGGAAGGCCCCAAAAGTAGATTGTATTATGAATAGTATATGTAGTTAGTATTATATTAGGTTGAAGGTTATATGTATCTTAGTTAGGTGTATTATGTTACATAGTTAGGCCCAGTATGATTTTGTATTATATGTTCATACTGGGCTTTATGTATATTATTGGTTATTTGTTTTTGTTTGGTGGGTTAGTAGTTTGGTATTCTTAGGATTAAGGTCTCTAATAGGATTAATAGGATTATCTGTAGGCCTTGTAGGATTAAGTATATGTATTTTTGTTTGTTGGTGGGGTTTGGTATTTGATGGTATATCTTATCCCTGTGGGTTAATGATAACCAGGTATATAGGATTACTGGGATTAGTAGTAGGGTTTTCATTTCCTTTTCTGTTTTAATTTGTTTTGGGTACGTAGGTGCTTGTTGAAGGTTGCACCTGAGTCTGTGTAGTAATTGGGGTTTGGTTTACCTGGAGTAGGAAAGTGTTCATTCCATTTATCCTGGTGAGGTATGTATACTTGGTTCTTGGATTTCTTTTTCATAGGTCTAATATTGCGGTTTTAAATCCTATTGATGTTAGTTCTTGGGTTTGGATATGTACGATTTCGAAGTATTCCTTGATACCCTGTAGAGAATAGAATTGTAATACTCCTCCGTCTGTAAATTCTATATCATCATTCTCATATAGGTCTTCGCCTATTTTGTGAAGTTCCTGGATATAGGTATTTAATTTGTTAAAGTCCTCCTCTGAGTGAGTTTCCTTAAATTTAATATAAAGTTCTGTTGCCATAGTTATTTCTTTGTTAATGGTTGAGCAATTACTGATAAGAAACCTTCAGGGTATAATGTATATAAGATACGGTACCCGGGTTCATGTGGTGGTAAGAATACATTAAGTATATTCCTGAGCAATGGATAAAGTTTCCATTGGTTATCCTCTAGAAATTGATTCCATTCGGCTTTTTCTGTATCATAGTTAGCTGATAGTTGAATATGGAATCTTGGATTTTCCTCGGATAGAGGAGTAAATACGTTGGTGACTACCTCGATTTCGTTTGATTCCTTTTTGTATTGGGTAATTGGATACCAGATACCTTCATTTTTCCATTGATTGAGCTGGAATATGGTCATCCCAGATTCAAGTAAGTTGGTGAGTTTGTAAAGATTAACCATGTTGTTGTCTATTTTAAAATGAATAATATATTTTTATTTCTCATTACAAAGATAAGAATAATAAATAATATATGCAAATATAACTGAGGTAGAGGCAGGCTCTTAGTTAGGTTAGAGTCCTGCCTCTGGGATAGATATGAAAACAACTGGTTAATCTTCATCTAAGGTCTCATCAAGTACTTCATTAAGAAGCTCTTTACGTTGTTCTTTTGGTAGGCCATCCAGAGTTCCCTTAATCCTATCTTTTAATACCCTTTTAAGTGTATCTTGATACTGACTAATAAAGGTATGGGCAGAAATAGACACTGGAATAAGTACTCTCATTTGTGTAGTAACATTACAGTTATTTAATAACTGGGATAACTCTTTGCGGTTTTCCAATGAATGTTGAATAACCATGGCGATTACATCTGGTTGTTGAACATCAGTACAACCTGAAGCATAGCGTACAATTCTATCAAAGGTTGATTCTGTAATGTCAAAGGGCATACCATTTAAGAAGGGTTCCCTGAAGTCAGGGTCCATTGTTTCTGTTTCTAATATAGCTCTAAGTTTCATTCTACTACTTCTCCTATTCCGTTAGCAAGTAAATAATCGTAGTACAAGTGTACGTTAGTATCTCCGTAAGTCCTAATGTAGGATTCAGCATCCTCTGGGTCTGCTGAGACCCAGGGATATTCTTGTATCTGTGCCTTATGTAACTGTAAGGCCAGAGATTTTAATTCTTCTTCGTTCATGATATTCTGAAGTTAAGTTGATAAATCCCATTGTTTCTGTCTAGCTTGGTGAATGAGATAAATTGTCCATCACCATCGGTAAAGTTCTGCATAAATCGTATGCAGCCATCGGCAATGATGTTTTCTCTTGGTCGGTCTACTGTAACCAGGCTTTCGAATGTGAAAGTATAGTAGCAAGTTTCATATACCCAGATTTGATTGATATCGATGCAAGCTAGTGGGTAGTTATCGTATAACTTACTGAGTAGTTCAAATAGGTTTTCCTTTAGCATTTCATTTTCCTCCTCTGTAAGAGAGAAAGTGTTTTTGTTATTGATAAACCTTTGAAGTACCTCTTCCAGGTTCTGGATAGAGGATTTGGATGCTGTTGTTTTCATATTTTTATTGTTTAATTATTACACTACAAATATAAGAATTTTATTTTAAATATTACTATATTCTTACTTTTATTTTATAATAGCTGAGGTTCTACACACAAGAAAAGGCAGTGGGTTAGACTGCCCTTTAAGAAGTTCGATTAAAGTTTTCTTCGAAGTTTGTCAATAACTTCTTCGGTAAATTGTTTTACGAAAGCTGGGTCAGGTTCTGAACTACCTGGGTTGAGTTGTCTCCAATGAAATTTCATACTGGTTCTTAGTTCTCGAGCCAGGTTGTCAGCAGATATGTCAAAAGCCTCCTCGTAATTGATAATCTGTATGAGAGTCCTTACGCATTGGCCTGCATCTCCAAGAGGAACCTTTTGTTCAATCATTTCGAATCCTTCTTCGTAGATTTCTACTGTATCAATGTAGATAGTATCACAGTGTTGAAGAGCATTGATTAAGTCTATTGTATTGACTTTATCATCGTCACTCATTTCGTTGGCTATTCTGAAAGCCTCAGTGAAAGCATCTAGGATTCCCTGCATATCGGGGTCCTGTTCTTTAATTGGAATACGTCTAATGACTCCTACCTGTTCGAAGGTTAAGTAATACTTGGTTTGCATGGTTATAAAATTTTAATAGTTTATTAATTCATTACAAATATAAGAAATATATTTATATCTGCAAAAGAATTAATAAACTATTTAATAATTACTGGGGTAGAGCCCGGAATCTGTTTAAGTCCCAATCGTACTTTCTGTCTCCCTTATTAGTAAATACCCAAAGGTAATGGTCTTTGTATTCCTTTGATATGGTATTATACTTAGAGGTCTGAATGATGATACGATTTGGTTCGTATTCGAGTAATTCGGCATGTACCGTAGATACATGGTGACTTTCAAGATTAAGTTTGGCCTTGAAGTCTTTAAGGAACTCATCCCGGTTTACACCATAATTATCTCCCACGAATTTAATGTAATCGTCCTCTACCTGTTCTAACATGGTAGATACCTTGAATCTAAACTTGTTCATCTTTGTTATTTTTAAGGGTTCGTAATTTCTCTTTGAGTTCTTCAGCACATCTTTCAAGGATATTACTTACTATTACCAAGCAATCTTCATCTGCAAATGACATAATGATATCCATACATTCATCGAAGTAGTTTCTGATTGATTGGGGATTATTCCAGAGTACATCCCAGTTCTTGCAATAATTAAACCGGATGATATCTATGTATTCATTTACTGATACCTTGCTATCGGGTAAATAAGGGTATACCTTTGAATACATTGTTCTGAAATTATTCTCAATCTCCTCATTCAATCTAAACTCTTTGGGTAGAGCCTCATAATAGGAGATATCTGGAATGTAAAATTGATAAGCAAACTCCTTATCTGTCTGTGCCTCAATTCCCGGGTATGAGTTAGCAAATAATACTGGTATCTTATAGAGCAATAAGTCTGGTACTCTATCATATACCTTGTAATGGTCTTGGTATTCTTTGTACGCATTAACATATACCCGGTCATCATATATATATGAAGTTCATTGAGTATCGTTTGAACTCTTGAATGAAAGTCTTCTAACTCGAAGTGCATAGCAATGTTAAAGGTATCTTCCATACCCTCTAACTTTTGTAGAGTAATAAGTCTGCGGCTTTTGATTACTCTGATTTTCTTTTTCTTTCTGAATAAGTTGAACATGTGTTAAAATGTAAAGTTAATATATACGTCCTGAGAACCTTTCATGAATTTCTCATGGTTGGTATCATCGAATTTAAAGCAAGAATATTTGCCTAATGAGCGTTCATATTCTCCTCTTACCCATACTGGTGCAGTAGTAGTGGGTTTAAGTTTAAAGTAAGTACCTTGATTGATGTTCTTAATCTTGGTCTTTTTACATTCGGGGTCTAATGTTTCCATATATTTGTCTATTTTTAAAATTGATATGCAAATATAATACTTTTAAATTTAATATGCAAATCCGTATATACACAACTGAGGCCACCATTAATAGGTAGCCTCTAAGTTATTTTCTTTTGTTTAGGAATGATGCAGCAAGGGATGTATCTTCTTCTGCTTCTAGTATTTCATCATCCTCTAAGTACCTATCCATCTCTGGGTCATAAGAATCGGTATCAATCCTCATTTCAATCTCCCTACGCAATTCATGGTGTTCTTTAGAGGATATTTCCATAGCAGCCTTATAGTTATCTGTGATTTGATTGAGTTCTTTCTTATTAAGATTAAGGCCCTCCTTGGACGTATCTACTCCCTCTTGCTTAGTTGCAACTACTTCAGGCAATGAATTGATATCGTATTTGTCCTCTAAGAGTTTTGCTTCTTCAGTTTTAGTAAGTACCTTTTGAGATTCTAATACGATAGTTCTTGCTTCCTCTATCGAGATAGTATTCTCAGCATTGAGATTATTCTGTTGATTGAACTGATTGAAGATATTAGTTGTATTGCCTCCAGTAAGATTACGAATGATTGATTGTAATGATGTAGAAGATTCCAACTTAAGCTTCAATGTCTTATTAACCTCGGACGAAATGAAAGGAGTATATTTACCTCCTTGGGAATCTCTTAAGATTTGCAACTGGTGGGATATCTCCATTCTATCCTCTAATGCCCATGCTAGTTGTTCTCCCAATAACGCGTTAAGTAATTCTTCCTGTTTATCTTTATCCCATATTCTAGAAGACAATAATCTGTCTCTCATGAATACTCGTACATATTCTATATCAATCCCTAATCTATTAGAGAATGAATTGATATCATAGGTTACTCCACACAAAACACCATTACCCATTAACCATTGATTAATAAGGTAGTTCTGTACCTTAATCAATGCTTCCTCTTCATGTGTCTTCTGGTATTCTAAAGCCATTGCAGTAGTACCCATAGGACGAGGGAATCTTGTTATCTTATTTTCTTTTGCCATATAAATAAGCCTTTCTTATATCTTTAGATTCATCATACCCTACTAGCTCTAACTTATAACATACATAGCAATTAATACTAAGGTTATAGAAATATGCCTTATAGGTTTTCTTTTTCACTGCCAAATTAAAAGAATCACCAGAGACATAATCCCTGGTGAAAATTAATTTATCACATTTGCCTATCGGAATACTAAGGCAAAGTTTCCAATCCTTGGCAATAAATTTATTGCCGTGAAGGTCTAGGATTTCCTTTGCCATGACTTCCCTTTTTATAGGTAGATTGTTTTTTGTCTTGTTCATTGAGGTATTCCTTCTTCCTTTTTTCAATGAACTGTTGGATATCTGGGAACATCTTTGCTCTTAAAGGTACTACCTGAGTAGCAAAGAAAGCATTCCATAGGTTCTGTGTAAATCCTTCACCTACTTTAAGCTTGGATATTGCCCAGAATTTACTTTCGAAATTCTTAATGATTTCCTTGAACCGATAATAATATAACTTATGAGTCTTAGGGTTAATGCCAATGGTAGTAGTTTGGCAATAATCTAGAAACTCTTTACCCAATTCGGAAATAAACTCTTCCCTTTTAAAATCGTAATTCTCTTGGTCGAGTTTAAATAACTTTACGTAATCTATTGCTTCCATATATTTACTCTTTAATTGTTTCTAAAGGATAAGCCTTTAGTGTTACTTTCTTGGTTGCATCCTGGACCTGGAATAAATATCCTCGATAATTATCCTCATAATAGGAGGACCAGATTGCTTCCTTTACCCTGTACCAATCTAAAGTCTTGGCACCTTTGGGGATTCCTGTGATTAATAACATATGAGGGTTTTCTCCCACTTGAATGTTAAAAATATCCTTGCCATCAAAGTTACCTATTACTACATAGTCCGGAAAGGTAGGGTATTCCTTTAATTTAGGGTAAGGTACACCCAAACTATCTACTATGGTTTCAGGCTCTATGATTTGATTCTGAAATCGGATATTTAGTTTCGATTTACCTATGTATAGGTCTTTGACTATATTTGTGAACATATGTAGATTATTATATGGGTTATACCTTGGTCCTTGAAGTTATTTAGGTTAGTTGCCTTTTCCTCAAGTTTCCTTAGTGTCTTTCTAGAATCTGTACAGATTCTTCTGGTTGGATTTCTAACCAGCATCAGAATATTCTCTAGTGCAGGTTGCAAAGCATTAACTGGTCCTGCATAAAGTATCTCATGCTTCTTCCCACTAATTACATTGTATTGGGTTTTATAGGCATACTTACCTTTAATATAAGCTACCTCAACCTTTTCTATTTCTTCTTTTCTTATGTTTCTTACCATAACCGTCTTTATTTACATAATCCGATATTTCGTCTAATTGTCCCAAGAGTAATGCCTGCACAAATATAGGTACAGGCCTGAAAAAGAAGTTTCTTATGTTACTGGTGTTAATATACCAATCGTATACAATAAAGAACTTCTTAATCTTCCTATGTTTAAGTGAACGTTGAACTAAGTAGGTTTTAACGCATCTCTTATGCAACTCCACCAACTCCTTGTCTTGCTTTAACATCTCCTTTGCGGAGAATATAGTGTAATCCATTTTTATACCTTTAGAAGGTTAATACAATGAGGAAGGTACTCTGATATTGGGTACCTTCCCTGAAAGGTAAAATCAAGCAACTTGTTCTGGCTTAAGGACTTTATTCCTGAAGTCCTCATATGCCTTGGCAGCTTTCTTGTATTCTTTGGAGTTTTGGTCCTTGATACGGAACATTTCCCGTTCAAGTCTGTGAAGTTCATTACGAGTTTGTTGTCTCCATTTCTTCCGGGCCAGTGTATCGGTTACATCCTCTGGGTATACATATTTTACTTCCCGGTTGGAGATTACCTTTTCTATGATGGAGGGTTTCTGTTGTTTTTCAACATCTTTTACTACCTCTGCTTTTTTAGAGGTTTTCTTTGTTGGTTTGGGTTCTTCCGGAGTAACCTGAACCAATTTGGCACCTGCAAATTTCTTGGCAGCTTCCTGGGATTCTTCTACCAATTGAGCCTTAGTCTTTTTAGTTCCCTGGGCCTTAGTAGTTTTAGACTTGGATGTAGCATCCTTAATTCCTTCTAATTGTTGAGCAACTTTGTTACCGATAAGGTTAGCAACCTTGTTTTCATTCTTTTTCATAACGTCTATATTAAAAATGTTTATAAATGAATTAATTTCTTATCACATTGCAAATATAAGAATAATATTTTATATAGCAATAAAATAAAAAGAATATTTTTAAATAGCTGAGGTTAATCGGCTAAGAAGTCGAAGATCTCTGGAGCATAATCTATCTCGTTTTCTGGGTCTGATAGATATTCGTCCAGGTTTTCGTTATAATAATCGAGTTCTGATTTAGCCTTGGGAGCAGGTACAAAGGGTATACATTTTTCAGGGTATCTTTCTGCAAACTTAATAGCATCTTGATAAGTTAACTTCTTATCAGTATAGAATTTTACCCATGTATGGGAGTATCCCACTCCTTTTCTAGTAACTTCGTATTGTTGATATCCAGAATTACTTATCTGGTAGATTTGATTCTCTGGAATGATTTCTATTTCTACCTGATATTCGTATATTCTTTTTCCGAGTTTGTTTGCCATTTCTTGGATTGAATCCATTAATGACTTAGGCTTATCTGCAAATGAGAAACTGTATTTAGTTTCTGGTACATCGTTCTTTTTAAACGACGGAGCAGGACTTATCCTGCTTGCATCAGATGTAGGTTTTGAACCTATAGCCAATCCAATTAGTATAAATCCTGCTAACCCTATGATAGGTAATTTCTTAAGACCTGAGTTCATAGCCCGTGGTTTTAAACTTGTTTCTGATATTAGAAGAAACGTATTTACCCTTGGATTCTGCTAGGTGTAATTCATTGCAGATTTCTTTAGGTACACCATCATAACGGTAAACTTTGTTGCCTTTGAAAGCAACCCAAAGTTGTTTGTTTTTGGAGTCGTATCCGTAGCCTTCAACGTTTGAGGATTCGCAAGGAATCATTTCAACTCCAGTGTTCAATTCAACTGATTCTAAGTATTCGTTCTTGTCCATAATTAAAATTAAATTATTAGTGTGAGTTCAGGATGAAATTTATTGGTTTCTCTGTGTAATAGTTCCCATGCCCCGTAAACTCCTTGGGATAAATTATGTATCCATTCGTCTTCCATTTTGAATAGGATATGAGAACAGATATATAATTGATATTCATTCAGAGTCTTTATCAATTGAGGCATTTCGTATATCTCTTCGTAAATCTGAATATGATGATTGACTGAATCAAGCATTTCTTCGTTGTTTATCTGTAACAGCTTCCTGAGTAAATCAGGTTCTGTTGTAGTGATATTATTTTTGATATTAGTCAATGCCTCAATTTGAATCTGAGCAATGTTCTTTACTACCTCTTTGGTTTCTAAATCCATTTTATTAAATTTTTCGTTATACAAATATAAGAATTTTATTTTATATAATAATACACTTTTATAATAAACTGAGGTAGAGGATGTTGTCTTTACGATTGTAAGACCTTAGTTTTTGGTCAATTATTCTACGAATAGTAATCCTGGATACCTTAAATTCTTTGGCTAAATCACAAATCCTACATCCTTCTTTGTGTCTTTGTTTTATTAACCTCCTTTGTATCTTGGTTAATTTAGCATTAGGGTTTAATGCCCCTCTTCTACTAACTCCATACAGGGGATTTTTATCTCCAATGTAACCTCTACCATCCCTTATACATTGCTGAGTATTCTCAGAAGGTGTTCCCCAATAAAGATTACTTACTGAATTATGATATGGTACATTATCTTTATGACATACATAAGCTTTGTTTTCTGGATTAGGTATATAAGTCATGGCTACTAACCGATGTATATAATATATCTTACCTTTTCTTTGAATGAATTTATATCCACCCTTAGAGGTATTATACTTAACTCTATGCCAAGAATCTTTAGTAAGATGACCAGACTTATCGTACCTACTCCAAAGTCTTCCAGATTTACTTATAAAGTAACCTTCTAGAAAAGTTATGTTATCCCTTTTGAGTATCATTAGCAAATTTGATATTTAATCTCTTAAGAGCCTCATAGGCATTAGGAGATAACAGTACATCAGGAGCCCAACGTAAAAAGAATTTTGAAGGCTTCTTTTCTGGGTTGGTCATTAATTGCCTCATCTCAGCAGAGAATTTCAATCGTTCTTCTTCAAGTTGATATTTGGGAAACTTGGTGAATTCTGCTTGAGAGAAGGAGATGGTCTTTTTACCAACAGAGGCCCTTAACGGTTTCTTCCTTTCTTTATAAAGATACGGAACAATTTTCTTCGATGGTCCACCAAGGATACTAAAGCCGAAGATGACCATTGGGTCAAATTTATCTGCCTTGGGGTCTTTGGCTCGTTTAATACATCTTGCCATCCAGGAGTATGAGTTAGGATATTGCTTGTTGTCAGTGGCTTCTCCCACATCCTTACTGTTGAATTCGAATCCGGGAAAATGAAAAAGAAAGTCTTCCGTAAGAATAAAGACAAATCCTAATTCCCTTAAATACTTGATAATCTCTTGTTGGCTCTTACCTTCTTCAACCATTTTCTCTACATCTGCAAGAATATCTTCCCGAGGTGATTCAGTAAGTTGTTTACTCCCAGTAGAAGGTCTTCCTCTTCCCACTGAAGGTTCTTTGATTGGTAAGTTACCTACGAGCTTATCTAAGTAATTCTTAAAGTTCTCAACATCTTGTTTATTTGTAAGAGTTACCTCTATTCTTATGGGTCCCTTGTGTTGTACCTTTGGCCCTGAATTCATTTCGGTATACGCATCTACCAATCTATCTTGAATATAGGAACCATTATCTTCAAGTGTAGTGATACGCAGTTTGGGTTTATATGTTTTTTCTTCCATAAAGTCTTAGTATTAAAAAGAAAGGCCTGAACAAAAGTGATTTGCCAGGCCTTTACATCATTAACGAATACTTAATAAGATATGAGATTAATCTTCTTCTTTTTTGGCCTTCTTTTTCTTTTTATCTTTGGCCTTTTTGTCCTTCTTTGCAGGAGCAGCCTTTTCGGTGGCTTCTGCCTTTTCTTTCTTTTCCTTCTTGGGTTTTTCTTCCTTCGGAGCTTTACCGGCAGCCAGTCTTCTCTGTTCCATACGATATTTTTTCTTTTCATCAGAAGTCATTTCCCGACCATCAATGAGAGGATAATCGTATTTGGTAACTCGGCCAGCAGATTCCTTCTTTTCTTTTTTCTCTTTTTTCTTTGAAGCCTTTTCATCTTCTTTGGCTTTTTTCATTTTTACCAATTTGGCTTCGTTCTTTAAATCCTTTTCAGGATACTGGGCAGCGACTTTGTCTCTTTCCTTGTTGAGCTTATTCAAGAGTTCAGTAACCTTTTTACCATGTTTCTTGTCTTTTGACCAATCCTTTTGAGGGTCCAAGTTGTTCTCTTTGAGATAAGCATCCAATGCCTTTTTAGCCTTTGAAAGTTCCGGAGTCTTATTAGCCGGTTTGTCTTTCTTCTTGTCTTTCTTCATGTTTCTAAAATTTTTAAGTGGATTGAAATTTCCTTAGTAATTATCCATAGTTATAATATCCTAATCGAAGTAGGGATTTCCTTAATTTCTAGGATTTCTATACTTGCATTTTCAAGAATGGCTCCAAGTTCTAAGGCATCCTTTATCTCTTGCTGAGTAAGATTAACAAAAGTTTGTTCTGCAACCATTTCTCGTCCATCTGAATAATTAACATATTTAAACTTTACAGTACTGATAGTACCTTTTAGTTTTTTATCTAGCCTACTCTTAAAATCCTTAAGCCTACGTTTAAGATATTGAAGGTGAATAACATGGGTTTGATATTTACCTCTCTTATGAGTAGGAGTAACCTTAATCATATACTGAGTATATTCCATATCTTTTAATATGGATTGAATACCCTGTATAATGGTTCTTAAATTCATTTCTTCCATGAGGGTCTTGGTATTGGTTTATTTTCGATTGCCATTTCAGTTAGCATTTCTCTGGCTTCCTTGATAATTAATTCAGAGAGTTCCCTTTCTTCATTCGATAAGGGAGGGTCCATATCTTTATCTTCTAGTGCATTAGTATAATTCTGAATAAGATTATCTAATGCTAGGATAGTTATATTCTTTCGGATTTCTCTTTTGTCTTCCATAACCTATAAAATAAATGAAGCCTACTACCTTCTCAGGCAATAGGCTTCTAAAATACAATTTTTGAAATACAATTTAAACTATGCAAACAACATGAGTTTAATCTTCGTCTCCGGCTTCCTCTTCTTCTCCCTTAGCCTTTTTAGCTTTCGGGTTACAGATAATACCGTGTCCTTTTTTGGATTTTACGGTTAGATTGCCCGGTACGAATGTTACGGATGTAGAAGTTGGTTTACCGTCGATGACCAGAACTGATGTTACTACCACTCCCTGATAGCCTTCCTTGTTCTTTACTGCGTAGCCGTAGTTCTGAACCTCGGATTTGTCATTGATTTTGATAACATCAATCTGCTTGCTGTTTGGACGTTGCTCTGCAGGACGGTTTTTCAAAGCTTCCATACGTGCTTTACGTTTTGCTTCTTTTTCAGCATCTTTTTCTTTGCCACCTTTTTTCTTGGTGTCTTCTTTTTTCTTAGTTGCCATAATCTTTTAAGTTTTAGTTTTATTTAATAGAACAATAGTTATTTCTTATGATAAAGGTGGGCTATTGCTTTAGCCCAACCTTCATAGCCGGAGAATGAATTACTTCTTTCCTTTTTTGCCTTTACCTTTGGCTTCTTTCTTTGCCGGGAGTTTGAGACCCAATTCTTTGGCAATTGCTTTGCGAAGTTTTTCGATATCGTCTTCTTCGTAATCGTCCGGGTCTGTTTCGAGGTCTTTGTCATCGCAAACATCTTCCAGTTCTTCGAAGTCCATTTCGGCAAGAGCTTCACCGGTTAATTCTTCTTCCTCTTCGTCCTCATCTTCATCGTCGTCCGAGTCTTCATCATCCTCGTCATCTTCATCTTCTTCATCTTCTTCATCTTCTTCATCAGAGTCCTCATCATCGTCATCCTCATCGGAATCTTCGTCATCGTCCTCTTCTTCTTCCTCGTCTTCGTCGTCATCATCTTCCTCTTCTGAAGCAAAGAAGTCTTTTGCTTCTTCGGCAGACAACATAATAGGAGCTGGGATAATTTTTACTGAGCCATCCTCGTAAGTAATGATGATTGCACCATTAATCTCTTTGCGAGATACTTCCTTTAACTCTACCTTTTTGGTTTCTTTTTTCTTAGCCATTTTCGTAAATGTTTAAATGTTAATAATCAATAGTTATATCACTCTGTTATAAGTTTCTTGTATTTTCTTTCGCTTCCCGTAAGATAAGCAAATGCAATATTATATTGTTTTACCTCATCAATTACGGTCTTTAGTTCTTCTTGAGATTCTATCTTTACATCTTCTGTATCGATAACTTCATCTTGGTCATTATAGGTATTAACCTTAAAAGATTTACCCATGAACGGATTTAATTGTTTATGTACCTTTACTTCCGGTACTGGGTTTTTAGTTTCCATTGCTGTATTTAATTTTAATTATTCCAGGAATACCAACCTTACCAAATACTTCGGTATAGAATTTGTATTTTGGATTTTGCATTGATTTATAGTTATCAGCTAATCTCATGGGAAATACCCAATATTCATTTTCTAGCATCCTGTTTGTCATAATGTAGGCATATTTACTTCTCATCCTATATTTGCTTACAGGAGTGAATCCCTGAAATATTAAAGCTTTTACTAAGAACCTTTCTTTTGGTTGCCATCCCAAATGGTTTAAGGATTCTTGATAAAAGATATCGAGCATATCCCTTTGTGCTTTGATAAATAGTACTTTCTGTATCGGGATATCTAATTTCTTTCTTAGATACAAGGCCAAGGAACATACCAATGGGGGATATTGCAAAGAAAGAATATTATATTTATGCTTTTCCTCCTGACTCAGCCTGTTGTAAATCCTGTAAGATAGCAGAACGGATTTGTATTCTCTTCTTCCGGATATACTTGGAAGATATGCCTTCCCGTTGTCCATACAATTTTTGTGAGTACCTTTCATTGAATGCCTTCTTTCCTTTTGATTTAAAGACCCGGTGCATTTGAACCATGAACCTTCGTCTTCTGTGTTTATCAATTTTATATTCATCCGGGATAATAAACTTCCTGGCTTTAACTAATCTCCCTTTATACCAGAATTTAGTAGAACCAGAGGTATGTCTTATACCATTCATGTCTTGAAGTATTCTTATCCCTTGCCTAAGTAATTTCCTGCCTGATATGATATGAATATATTGAAGAACATCTACTCCGTACATATAAACCAAAGTCTTTTTTATCTGATACCTTGTGAAATATGGTATGCCTGTTAGGTGTTTCCGATATAAACTTTTTTCGGTAATATATTTGTTGGTTGTATCTGGTCTCCATGTCCATATATAATATCTATCTTCTCGGATTGGTTCCCTACTACTTTCCTTTAGCTTTACCATTGTTCATAGTCCTCCTTGCAGTTCTAAACCAAAGTGTTATCGATTTATCATTTGCATCTGGGAACTTCTTTTTCATCCTTCTAGTTACTCTTTCTAAATCATAACCCTTTGCAACCAATGACCATACATAGGATTTCTTAGTTCCCTTGATGAGATTGAATTCATCCCTTTCTCTTGGTGGTTTCTTTTCCCTTGGCTTTTTTATTCCTGGAACCCTTTTGGATTTCCTTTGCCCATCTTCTCCTTCTTCTCCAAGAAACCCAAGCCTTAATTTCGAATTCCTTAGAGGGTCATCCTTTGAATAACCTATATTCTCTAATTGTTTATCCATCCAATCATCATATTGGTCAATCAATGATTTGTCTGGTTTATTAGTTGACCTTTCGATATAACCAATTAAATCGAAAACTCCAGCAGCACATGCATCAGGGAAAGGCATACCCAATACTATGGCTTTTCTTTTTAAATCCCTGTAAGTCATATTCCTCCCTGCTGAACCAAGGAAACTGGCTTTTTCTTTTGAGGGTGCTGGTTTATTCTTTTTGTTCTTTCTCATATCTTTTATTTTAATTTGTTGCAAATATAATACTTTTTATTTATATAAAGAAATATTTCTACTTATTTTTATAAAAAGCTGAGGTATCTGATATGCGTTCAGCAGCCGTTGATTTAGGCTTTTTCTTCCTTTTCTTTTTAACCTTATCGGCATTGAAGGCCATATCAAGTTTCTTAATACTGAATTCTATATTATTCACTTGATTATAGTTAACTGCTTTTTCCACGCAGCATCTGTACTCAGGCCAGAAGCGTTGTCCTAATTTTACATCAACGGTTTTAATCATAAACTTGGATACCATGAATCCAAATGTATCTGCATCATCTTTCTTTTCGAATACATACATATAGAATCTACTAAATTCACTAACTACCTCATCTAAAGGTCTTACTGGCATTAATAGATATCCATCTGTATATAATTCTTCTGATATTAAGCATACCCAGTATTTCTTCTTACCAGGCTTTACTTTATATCTAAACCTTTCTTTCAGTTTTGTGTGCATCCATTCTGGTACTCGGTTTAAAAGGTATTTAATGTATATCTTGTCCTTCTTATTCAACCGCCTTTTAAATGCAGAAGGCTGTTGTAGCATTCTTGGTAGAATCCTAAAGTTATTCCACCTATCGAACTCTAGAATTAATCTCATTGAATCTAAGTCCCATGGGTCTTCTGATTCTTTGAGTCTTTTCATATTTCTTTCGATATTACTATTGCTTACCTTTGAGAGTAAGTTAGAAGAGTCTCCAGTATATAGACTGGCTTCTTTCCTTGTTAATCTCTTTTCAATACATCCTTCAATAAAATCACAAAAGCTTCGTTCGCAAGGACAGTCAGGTCGAAAAATAGAAGTGTGTAACTCGAAAAAATCAGAGAATAATCTGAAGAACTTTTCTGACCTTTCTCTGATTTCTAAATACTTGTAATGTGACAACTTTAAAATTTCACCAGCTTCCCATGAGGATTTGCTTTCTGATAACTGAAGGAATAAGGACTGCCTTTCTATTTCGTTTAAGCAGTCCCAAGCTTTCTTCTGAGCATCATTCATAATTAATTCCTCCTAAAATCCATTATTCTATCTATTGATTCACTTGTTATCTCATTTGGGTCATAATCTTGGGAGTTAGCATATAACTTATCTGGGTCATAGTTTTGGTACACGCTATAGATTACGTTATCAAAGGGTAACCATATTTCCATTTTACCCATTTCCGGATATAAAAGAAGTTGTACCATTTTATTTATGTGGTCTATACCTAATACCGTAGCATCTATTCCTTCGTAAGGATAACCCTTGAGTACTAAGTAATCGCCTATCTTAACATTCATCAAATCGTCTACAGAATATTTCTTTCCTTCTTTTGCCATTCTCTTAAACCTTTTAACATCATTTCTGGTGCATGTAGCTACCAATGAGAAATCATCAAAGTCTTCAGAGTTATCTATTCTAGCTTTCTTCTTTCTTTCATGAAGAGTCTCTGTAGACTTTAACCAAGTTCTTATACCTGATATACTTCTCTTCAGTTTGTTTAGAAAAGGTCTAGAGTACGCTAACTCTGTAGGCATCTTGATAAAACCATAATTGAATAAGATTGGTACTTCTTCGAATATCATCTTACCCTTTGCGGTTTTCTTTAAAACGTTTATTGTAGGGATAATGGCACGTACTTTTTTATATCCCTTTTCTTTAAGTTCTTTATTAATGTTCTGATAATACTTTCGTTCTATGTAGAAGATACAATAAGAATAAGGGATACGTTTCATATTACTTCTTTTTAATGATTAACTTAGCTTGCTTATGTACTTGCTTATAATTAACATTCTCTAGAATATCACTTGCAAGAAATACATATAAATTCACTGAAGTACTAATTGACATACTGGGTTTTTTAGATTGTACCCATATAAAATCTCCAAGAGTACCGGGTCCTCCCTCTACTACAAAGAAAAATTCATTTGCAGGCATAGAGTTATATCTCATACATAATATAGGGAGTTTATTTGCCCTTTTAGCATCCTTACTTGCTTGTTCCCAGAATCTTAGGATATCACAAGTTTTATTACCAAGAAGTACATGTTCGAATTTGATATCTTTGTAGTTTTTACATTCAATTGATATCTTACATCGATGGGCATGTTTTTCATCTGTACAGGTTAAATCAGAAGTGGCATCCTTATTAGAATGCCAAGCTCCTGAACCTGCCCGATTCCTTTCAAATTTGAACCCGGTCCACTGAGTAAACCAGGCTCCTATTTTTCTTTCAAATCTGTTTCCTTTATTTTTTGAGTTCATAGGTTAATGTCTTGTAGTTATAACATTATAGTAAATTATAACTACTTAGGCCATTGACTTTTTCGACTTGCAGGATTTTCGTATTTGATAGAGGAAGAGAATCCAAATGGGTAATTAAGAATAGGGTTTTATCTGCAAAGGTATGTCTGATTAAAGAAGTTACTACTTCTACATTATCCGAGCTTAATGATTCAAATACCTCATCCAAGAAGGCAAGGTTTATACCTTTAGACATTGTAAGAGATTCGTTCATTGCAAAGGCCATTGCTACATTTACCAATTGCTTTTCTCCACCGCTAAGTTCATCATAATCAATAATTTGCCCATCTCTTTCTATTAAAGTAAAAAATTCTTTTCTAGCGGTGCCAAGGTCTATATTAAATTCAATCCTAAATCCCAATACTTGAGAATATTTATCAAGGGTTCTATTTAACATATCCAAAGATGAATCGAATAAGTAAGCCTTGATTCCGTTGTTACCAAGAGGATCATTGATTAACCAATTGTAGTTCTCTAACTCCAACTCCTTGTTATGGTAATCTTCATCTACCCTACGAAGAGTTTTTCTAATCTCCTTAAGTTTCTCTTTATATTTAGGAGACATAACCTTAAGTTTCTCTTGTTTGAGCTTTTCCAACTCTTCATCAATATCAGCAATATCAGAAGCAATATCATCACATTCTTTTTGAAGTCTCTTATACTTCTCATTCGTAGTTCTCAACTCATCCAACCTACCCAAAGCATCTTCATACTCTTCCTGGAGTTTATCCGAATTTATGATTGCTTTATAGATAATATCTACGCTCTCTTTAGCACGTTTGTAGTGGCCTTTATCTAACTGTATCTTAAGTTTCTTTACAAAATCTGGTAATGATACTCCTGAAATATTACGATTGTGTTTTATTTTAGATTTAAGACCATCTACATAATCTGTATGTTTCTTAATCTTAACTTTAAGACTCTGCTCTACCTCGTCCTTAAGTTGTTGCTGCTTTTTAATAAGTTGCTTAGTTAGGTCCTCCCTATCTTTCTTTAATTCTCTACGTTCTGATTTGATTTTCTCTTTAAAACCCTTTTCCCTATCTCGTAAATCAAAGTAAGCTTCTTTATTTGCTTCTAACTCTTTCTTTAATATAGCAGATTGACGTTCTACCTCATTGGCCTGAGCTAATAGGTTATTTTTATCCTGCATAGCTATACCTTTGGCAATGTTAAGAAATTCTAAATCAAATACTTCTTCGAATATCTTCTTCTTATCTGAATTAGATTCTTGTATCAGTCGTTTAATACCCTGACCAAACATAATGGAGTTCATGAATAAAGTGTAAGATAAGCCAAGTTCTGCATTAATGGCATCTTGGAGTTTATTCTTACCCTTTACATTCACTACCTCGTTATCTTTCATAAGGATAAGCCTATCTTTACCTTTAGCCCCATCCTCAAGAACTATATTGCATTTCTGACATCGGATAATTTTATAAATATGTTCTCCCTTTTGAAAGAATACCTCTACCATTACTCCTTGGTAATCTTTAGGTCTTACCTTTTCCCAGGTAGTTACTTCTGATACCCCTTTTAAATTTTTACCATATATTGCCCATACCAATGCCGATAAGATAGTTGATTTACCTTTACCATTCGGTGCCTTGATAAGTATGGTACAACTTGGATTTAAAGGTATATGTAGGTTTTCTATTGAACAGAATCCTACTACGTTCATTGTTGTAAATGTTAACATGATTCAGCTTTTTTAAGTATGTCAATCAGTAGTTCTTTCTTATCTTGTTCAGTTATACCTTTTTCCTTAAGATACTTCCTTGCTAGAGCTTTCTTAGAAAGTTGCTTAGTAATTTTATGGTTAGTATTTACTAAGTTACTAGTTTTCTTAGGTAAAACGGTATAATAATTGCCATCATCCTTAATATCCTCCTCAGATTCTACATCTACGAATTTAGGAAATTGCTTAAGGTGTACAAATTGCATTGATAAGTCTGAATAAATCTTCCAATAACCCAATTTACAATCTCTATCTGTTCTCCTTTGATGATTAGGTGCTCCTATCATATAAACCTTCTTTGATAGTCTTTGAGGTTTATGTATATGACCACATAATATCAAGTCAAATCGATTCAAGATATTTACATTGAGATTTTCTACAGAATCAACTTCCCTACCGTCGGTATCCTTTGCTCCAGGGTAGTCAGTATGAAGAAGAAGTATGTTCTTTACATTCTTATCTAATTTGAGTTTCTTAAGATATTCACTTAGACCCACATTATTATCAATGTATGGAACTCCATAAATGTGGTAATCTCCATAAGAACACCATTTGATTCTAGTTAGATTAACACAGCTCATAAAATTCTTATGAAATACAAAAGGCCATCCCTTAGTTATCCTATCAATACGATTTACAGATTTCAAATCGTGATTCCCGTCTATATAAATCATTTTGAATTTTGGATAGTTACTCTCTAACCTATCAAACTGTTCAGCAACGAATATTGCTAAATCTTGGTCAATTGATTCTGGCTTATGAAATAAATCTCCACAAAACAAAGCAGGACATTTGTACTTTTCACATTGACCTGCAATAACGTCAAGGACCTTGATACTATTCAAGGTCCTATTGTTGTTCTCATTGAATTTTGCCCATAAATTGATGTGCAAATCCGAGAATGCTATAAATACTACTTCTTTACTCATGAAGAAAATCAATAATAAGTTTCTTACGAATATCCAAATTAGCTTCTCTTATACAGAGAACTTTAGTTTCACCATATATGGATTTGATTACTCCCTCTGTTGCACCGTATTCCAAGAGTTGATTCTTAAAAATGTTCTTATAAATAGAAGATATTTCCTTAGTAGGTAAGAATCCCCACAAGTTCAATACGTTATCCATTATAGAAGATATTAAGAACTGGAAGTAATTGTTATCTATTCGTTTACCATTATCTTCCATAACCCATTCCTTTACCATGGCAGTAGTAAAGTCTAATAGGATAAGATGAGTACATTGCTGATTAAGTAACATCTTGCAAGTTTCGAAAAAGTGTTCCATTTCACATTTAGGAACATTCTTGGCTTGCTTGTAATAGAAATAGGCAGCTAAATCAAGATAGCTTCTATCTGTAACAAATCTATCTCTATCCCTGAACATCTTGTTTCTTAGGTTCATTACCTGAAAGTCTTCAAGTAACAAATCCTTTGAATCTCTTTCTAACATCTCTTTATGAGACATATCTTTTGTTTTAGGAATTAATTCTGATACACTGCCAGATATAAAATCCAATACTGGAGGGTATTCTGTTACATCAAACTTAATCATCCCAGGAACTTCTTTTGCTAAAGTGGTTTTCCCAACTCCACTTGCACCTGCAAACATTATTTTCATTCGGATAACTCTTTAAATGGTTTAATAAATTCTTTAGTTAGGAACGAAGCAAGAGAATACTCTATGCACAGTTTCCTAAATTTATCATAGTTGAAAGTCTTCTTTCTCTTGAGAGGTATCTTATCTAAAGGGACATTACCTACAAACCAGAATAAATCAATCAACTTACGATTCCTTTCCCAAGCTTCTTGGTACTCTTTATTAGGTTTAGCTTCCAGATATTTGTAGATTGATTTATACTCATCTAATATCTTTCTTGCAGTTACTGGACCTATACCCTTAAAACCTGGAATATCATCGGAAGTATCACCCACCATTGCAAGGTATTCAACGGTCTCATGTGAATGATAACCAAATAACTCTTTACAATTACCCATTCGAATAACTTCATCCTTTCTTGGATTTAATATCCTAACGTTCTTGTTTAGAAGTTGATTAAAATCCTTATCTGATGATACCAAGATTACATTATCTGAACGATAAGTATTAATAATTAGGTATGCTAAGAAATCATCTCCCTCATATTGAGTTTTATTCCTTTTATCAAATATATAAGAAATTCTTAGCATACCTAATATCTTCATTATGATTGCCTTTTGTATTTGCAAGGATTCATAATCAACCGATATATTTTTTCTGTGTCCCTTATAGTTAGGCAATAACTTATCCCTTACTGGTGAATGACCATTATCAAAGGTTATAACTACTTCGTTTGGTTCAAACCTTGTAAGATACATGTGAAGTGATTTGAAAAATCCAAATATTGCTCCACTTGGTTTACCGTCTGTGGATTTAAGTTTCTCGAACTTGTGAAAAGATTGATGGAGAATGTTCTCTCCATCAATCAATAATACTGTTTTCTTACTCATCGTCTTCCTCCTCGTCATCTGACTCGTTAAATGATTCATATTCTACTCCATCTACTGGATATAAATTAGTAGTCAATGATTCCATCCTCTTTCTAGTAGCACCAATGGTATTTATCCCTGCTTTACGAAGTAATTTACGACGGAGTTCATCGTCTTCTTCAAGAAGTTTTTGGAATTTCTCTTCTCCTCTTGCAAGGGTTTTGCCCTTAAACTTATAAACTCCACCCGAAGATTTTTCGATGATATCATTCTCTACCAGTACATCCTCTAAAGCATAGCATCTATCAAATCCGACTTCATGGAATTTAGGGTTGAAGTAAACTGGACACTTGCTGATTGTAGGTCTTGGAGGAGCAACTTTATTTTTAATAAGTCGGATTGTGACCAATTTACCAGCTTTCCGTTCTTTACCTTTCTGTTTAACAGTGATAGACTTGCCTGAGTAAAAGGCAGCTCTAATCGAAGCGTAGAATTTAAGAGCAGCACCTCCCGTAGTTGTATTATGTACTACTATACCCTGTTCAGTAGAACCAGCTAAAAAATTATGATTATCTGGGATGGTAATATCGT